CGGTCGGCGTTTCGCACTCGGACGAGCTTTCAAACCCGACGACACCGCTGGTGCTGACGGGCACCACGATGTAGCAGTACGAGGTCGAGTCGTTTGCGGCCGTGGTGTCGCGCCACGCCCAGTGGCCGGCCGATGTCTCCGTGTCCTGCGCCAGCACCACCTTGAACAGGTCGCCGCCGTCAGTGTCTCGGTAGATGTTGAAGCGGTTGATGTTGCCGGGGGCAGGCGAGATCGACCACTCCAGCGTAACCGTGTTGTCGCCGGAGTACACCCCAATCTGCGGCGCAGCGATCCTCGTCGGGTCGCTGGAACGCGGCCAGTACTGCGACCGCGTGAGCGTGTCGTTGGGAGCCGCGATGGTCTTGGACCGCATCATGAACGGCCACACCGCGAACTCGTCGGTCGAGTTGAGCGCGTTCCGGCCCAGCACAATCTTGCCGTACATATTCGACCAGCGCGTCATCAGCGTGTCGGTGGCCGCGCCGCCCTCCTTGTACGACCAGTCGATGAACGTGCCCGGATCGGGCAGGCGCATCGGCAGCGGTGGCAGATCCTTGTTGGCGTGGTAGTCGGCATTGTTAGCGGACGCGCACACCCACATGTCGCCAGCCAGCGACAAGGGCTCGCTCATCTTCTGCTGCTCGGCACCGTCCATCGTGTGCGTCTGGAACAGGCGCATCACCGGGGCGACCTGCGCGTGCGTGAACTTCTCGTTGATGGCGAACTCTTGCGTCCACTCGGCCTCGGTGTTCGCCGGGCCGGGCGTCCAGCGGTTCCAGCCCTCGTTCATGAAGCCGTCGCAGAGGGCCGCGATGGAGTCGTCGTGGTCACCCGGCAGCGGGTTCTCGGCGCGGCACAGGTCGCTGTTCGGGACGATCAGGATGTTCTGGAGGCCGTTCTTGGCAAGCTCGCGGCGCAAGGCCACCATGAAATAATGCAGGTACTCGTCCCACATTGACGGGCCGTTGCTCTCGGGGTCCGAATACTGGATATCGGTCTCGCACATCACAACATCGTCTACGTCCCCGTAACCGGCAGCGTGGCTGGACGAGTTATTCCAGAACGAGTAGTACTGGAGGTCGCGGGTCAGATCGTCCACGAAGAATCCGGTGTACTCGCTGCGAAGGCTCGGATCGACAGTGGCGACGTAGGAGTCGACCCACATTTTTGCGATGGCGTTGGCCGTGGTCTGCGGGTCGCTGAAGAAGTTGACGATGGTGCAACCGGGGTACGACCTCGACCTCGCAACGTGATACGTCATGTCGTTCATGAAGCCGCCGGTTGAGTCACCGGGGGTACACTTGGCCTTGGAGTAGTCCATCATCTGCCTGAACGGGTGCGATTCCGGCAGGAGGTGCGCGTCCCACGGCATCTGCCACGGGTGGATATACGTCAGCCAGATGAAGTCGGGGTTGCGGTCGCGAATCTTGTCCACCAGACCAACGTAGAAGCGGTTGTTGCTGGTGTTGCCCTCGAAGTTGAACGGGCCGCCGATGAGGCAGTCGAACTGGGCCAGCGAGTCGAGCTTGGCCGGGAGGACGTTGCCGCCTCCATCGAGCCACGCATTGCGAGGGTCCGCGAAGAACGTGGCGAAGTAGGCCGGGCGCGGGATGGCCTTGATGGTGCCGGGGAACGTGCGGATCTTCCCGCTGTCGGCGCTCTCGTTGCCGTTCTCGTCGCTCACCGTCACAAAGTAGTTGTGGGGCGACCCGTTGATGGCAGTCGCGTCCCTGGCCTGGATCTGCGGCCCGGACCATACCAGGGAGGTGTCGGTGCCGCCGTCCCAGAAACGATACAGCTTGTAGATGGTGCCGCCCGTCTCGCTGACGGCGTTCCAGGACAGGTCGACGTACTTGTTGCTGGGTATGGACGCGAGCCCGCCAGGGGCTGCCGGCGGCGTGATGTCCAGGGCCCCGACGTACCGCTCCTTAGTGTAGATGACCTCGACGTAGGGGGAGCGGCCGACGGCGTTGGACACCTCGTCCCATGCGTAGTGCGCGAAGGTGGCCGCAGCGGCCCCGGTCTTGTAGCCGTAGCTCATGAGGAAGCCGTTGTTCCCTGCCCCGGACACCACGGCCTGCACGCAGTTCTTGATGGAGATGTCGCGGCCGGTCTTGAGGGTCACGGCCGACAGGCCAGTGGAGTCCTGCACCGAGCCCCACGACTTGAGCTTGGTGCGGTTCCGCATGGACGGCACCCAGTTGTCCGAGTTGGACCCGCTCCACGCCGCTGCGTTGTTGACGATCTGCTGCATCCACCCCGCGTGTGCGTAGTTTGGATACACGGTTGTGCTGCCGACGGCCTTGACCGTCCACCACTTGTTGTCCGAGGCCCGGACGATCTGGTTGACGAACATCGAGTCGGCGCTGGTGACGCTGGTTCCGGTCTGGTCGACGACGTTCAGCGTGGCCGAGACGATGGTAGACCCGGCCGGGATGTACTTCTCCCATGGGATGTAGACCAACTCGGAGCGGCGAGAGGCGACCCCGAAGTTGCGGTTGATGGCGGTGGCCGACACGCGGGCCGGGCTACTGAGGCTGAAGGCATACGTCTGCGCGTTCTGGTATCCGTTGGCGTCGGCGGTGTCGATGACGCCGGCCGCGAACTTGATGACCTTGGCGTCTGTACCGAGGATGTGAACCGAGTCGGCGCGGGCAAGCCTGTTCGTGAACTGCAAGCGGCGGGCGAAGTCCACCGTCGCCGGAGTCACATACTCCGTCGCGGGGATGCCCACGACCAGCGAGGTGTCGATGCTGGCCGGGTTGTTGTTGTCGGTCAGGACGTCCTGGAGGGCGAAGATGACCTTGAAGGTGTCCACCCCGGACGTCACCGACGTACCTGGGCGATGGCGCACAATGCTTCCCTTGCGCCCTCCCCAGGAGCTGCGACCCCACCCGCCACACATGAGAACGACGGCCAGCAGGGCCAGCCCCAGGAGAGCCTTATTTCGCCCAGACACGCGCAGCACCTCCGCTGGTGTAGTAGGCCTCGGGGTGGACATCATCCCGAGCAAAGGAGAACGAAACGGTCTCGCCCGCGTAGATCGTCATGGTCGAGTCGCCGGCCGCAGTGGCTCCCTCGATCTTGCGCCAGGCATCGTCGCCCGTGGACCGGCTCCCGTTTGTGTAGTTGTGCAGAGACAGCGTGATGTTGGCCGACCCCGCCGTGATCTGGAAGTAGGTGCAGGTGCCCTGGTCGCCGGGGGCGGTCGCGTACAGCTTGTGAGGGCCAGCAGCCGCGGCGTTGGAGACCCACTTGGGGACGTCGCCGGCCAGCGCCTGCGTGGCGAAGATGGCGATGGCCAGGAAAATGAGAACCTTCTTCATGTCACTCCTCCTAAACAACCCAGGTGATTTTGCGGTACAGCCAGGACTCTGCGATCGGATCGGAAAAGAACTCGTACCAGGCGTTTTCGCCGTCGTGGCCCTCGACTGTCAAGATGTACGCTCCGCCGTCGGCAGCGGCCTCTCGGATGACGTACTTGTTGTCGGAGCTATGGTCTTGGCTGTACACATAGCCCAGGATGCGGATGGCTCCGACGTCGGCGATCTTCGGCAGGTAGACGCTGTACACCATCGACGTCCCAACGACGTATTGGTTGAGAGCGATGAAGCTGGAGTACCTCCGCGTCATCTCGGCCGTGATCGTGTAGTTGCGGTCGTAAATGGCCAGCATCTTGTTGTAGCCGGAAACTCTTTCGATGGAGACCGTCCACACAGGAGCGCCAACCCCCGTCAACTGCACGACGGCGGTCCAGGACTCTCCGCCGGGAATGATGAAAGACTCAGTAAGTCCGTTGATGTCCTCCACGTTGACCGTGACCGTGGTGATGATCGGGCTGGATGCACATTCGATGCGCTCTCCGCCAACCATCCCGGCCGTATCCGGCAGCGTGATGACCGGATTTGCCCCGGCAGACCCGTCAAGCCAGATGATCGGATGCTCCAGGGACGCCGTGTGCGTTGACGACGTCACGGTGTAGCCACCGCTCGGAGACCTCTGCTTCAGGCCAACGATGTCAGCCTCGGCCGTCGTGATGTGGGTCTCCGCGGTGTCCAGCCGCCCCTCGGCTGACGCCATGTCGGCGATGAGGCCGGAGATCTGCGAGTCCTGGAGATTGGACCGCGTCAAAACCTGGCCGAAGTTGGCGGTCAGGTGGACAGCCCTGTACTCCAGGCCGGCAAAGATCTCGGCGGAATACAGAAGCACCAGGTCACTCATTGTTGGCTCCTCTCATGTCCTTCAGGACTTGCCGAATATCGTCGGCGATGTCGGCGGTGAACTCGGCCCGCGCCTGCTCATTCTCTTCCAGGAAGTAGATCGCATCAACGACTCGTTTCATCTCGTCGTTGACAGACCCCTTGATCAGCTCGTCGAACTCCCGCTTCTGGGCCGGCGTGAAGATCTTGAAGTTCTCGGCCCGGATCGACATGCGAGCGCCGACCGCCATCGAGATCTCCTGTGAGACCGCCGTCAGCTCCTGGTAGAAGCCGATGTACAGGGCGTCGGTTTCGATCATGTCGGCCAGGGCCTCGGGCGAGATCTCGCCGTTCTGGGCTGCGTTCCAGGAGCTGGCGACCTGCTTGGCCCTGGTCAGGTACGTCCAGAAGTCCTCAGAGTACCGCGTGGACGTCGGCTCGCCGGCCTTGAACAGGGCGTTGATGCCCGGGAAGTCGGCCGGGACGTCCGCGAAGATGGCGTTCGCCAGGGGCTTGCTGTGTCTGTACTCGGGATTCGCCATGGCGATCACCCGGTTGCTCACCATCTTCAGGGTCTCCTGGGCGCTGCCGATGGTAGCGGCCGTGACGTAGTCCAGCTTCACCGGGCTCTTCGTCCACTCAGGCATGCCCTCGCGGAACCACGGGCGCATCTTCCTGGGCAGGAACGGAGCCCTGTCGATCACCCGGGCGATCTCCCTGGCTGCGTAGGACGTCTGCTCGTTGTACTGGTACAGGGACAGGCCCTCCTGGGACCGGCCCTTGACGATGTAATCGCCGCGCCAGTGCGAGTAGTTCGACTCCGCATCCTGGATGCCCTGCCAGGTGCTGGCGATGGCCACGTTGGAGAACGGGTTGAGCTGCGCCTCCAGCATCGGGAGGGCCTTCTCCAGCGCCCTGGGATCGTTCTTGAACAGCTCGTCCAGGGCCACCTCCAGCATGGTGCCGAACGTGAACCCGAGCGTGAACGGCTTGGGAACGTACAAGCGCTTCTGGCCGGTCTTGTCCAGACGCCACACCCAGAAGTAATTCTTCTCGTAACGCGTGAGCTTCTGATACCACTCCTCGTCGCGGTAGGACAGCCAGTTCGCGAGGCTGTGGAGCGTGATGGTCAGGAACGCCATCGCCCAGTTGTACCGCTTGTTCTTGACGCGCCGGCTGAACAGCGACCGCCGCGTGAGGTCCGCGCCCTGGATCGACGCATTGAGGAACGACCAGGCAACGCGAGCCGCGGGCATCTTGGCCCCGCGCATCTGGAAGTCAGTGGACGACTCGCGAGCGTTGAGGCCGGCCCACAGCTTGGCCTCCTGCTTGGTGACCTCGTTGGCCCGGTACAGGTCGTCGCGGGTCTTGCGGTAGACCGCGAGCCTGGTCGCCTGCTCGCTCTTCTGCGAGTACAGCTGCATCGCGAACAGAGGGTGCTTGACCAGATACCGGATCCGGCCGCCGCCGCGGTCAAACTCCTCGTTCATGCGCTTCTGGCTATCGGTCAGATCCATCGACACCAGCTCGCTGTAGAACGCATAGTTGAGCGAGGCCTCGTCCCAGATGTCCTTGTCCAGGATCTTCTGCAGCACCTTGGGTACGTTGCCCTCGAACAGCGACTCGAAGAACGCACGCAGGACGCGGGGGCCGATGAGGACGAGGTCGGCGAACGACCGGGCCAGGTTGCCGTCCTTGATGTTGATCAGGTGCTGGCTGGTGACCAGGGCCTGCTCTGCGTCGCGGATGGGATTCCTGAACGGGAACTTGGGGCTGTAGCTGGTCGCGCCGGCACGCAGGAGCGTCGACATCTTGCCCAGCGTCTGGAGCCACAAGTCGGGGCTGGCCGCCCCCTGGCCCTGGAAGATCTCGTAGACCTCGGGCTGCAGCTCGTAGAACACCCGCTTGCCGCGGCGGGCCTGGCCGAACGCCTGGGCCGCCACCAACAGGTGAGCGCCCTTCTCCTCCAGCTCGGCCATGTCGGCACCGTTGTTGACGGCGTCGTCGTACTCCTTCTTCGCCTTCTTGTACTCCTTCTCGTAAGCGTTCACCTCGGCCTCGGAGGCCGCGATGTTCACGCTGATCACGTTGTCACCAAGCTCCGACGACGACACCCACAGCTTCGTCATGACACTCAGCTGCTCGGGAGTCAGGCCCGTGATGTCCATCACCTGGGCGACGGTGTCCTCATCCAGCTCGACGTCCACCTCGGGGTCTTGCCCACTGAGCGCGGCCTCCAAGGCCTCGGGCGACACGCCGGCCGCCTTGACCAGGGCACGCTTGCGCTTGAAGATCGGCATCACCGGCGTCTGGATGCGGTGACCCAGCTCGAACTGCCCGGTGATGGAGGGGTCCAGCCTCGTCTTGTTCTGCGACCGGAACTTCTCGTTCGTCTTGTCGCAGAGCTGGACCATGCGCCGGCGGTTGTCGTTCAGCAGGGCCGCACGCACGATGTAGTGGACGTTGTTGATCATCGCCTCGATGGGAGGGATGACGTACACGCCGTCGCGCAGGACGCCCTGGGTCTGGATGATCGTGGACGGCCGGACGTTCTTGTTGGTCGTGTTGATCGCGCCCCCGCGCCCCAGGGATGCCAGGGCGTGCAGGGGGACGTACATGTCGTAGAGCTGCGTGAACGCATCGTACTGCGCCCTGGAGATCAGGCCGCTGTCGCGAGCGAACAGCTTCACGGCGTTGTTCCACTCGGTGATCTTGTCGGCTGCCTCGGCCCAATCCTTGAACTTGGACTCGCACCTGGCGACGATGTCAACGCTGTCGGCCAGGTGAACCTTGCCGGTGATGTTCTTCGGCTTGAGGTAGTGCGACCCCTTCTTGGAGTAGACCTCCACCTCGCGCTTCGCCTGGAGGTAGTCGTTGAACTCCCTCCAGTTGGAGCGGATCTTGTACTTCGGATCGTACAGGACCGACTCCAGGCCGAAGTCCAGGATCACATGCGCCGAGTCATGCAGGCCGGTGACCTTCTTGCGGATGAAGCCCTGCGCCACGCCGGCCCAGCCCGACATCAGCTGGCCCATGATGGTCGGGTCTTCCATGATGCCCAGGCTCGACCTGTGGTCGCCGACCTGCTCCATGGCCTTGTCGATCTGGATGCGGGCCATGTGCATGTAGTCGACGATGTCGGTGTACAGCCGGTTGCCCTTGAAGCGGATCCAGGTTCCCAGGCCGTCGTCGATGAGATGCGGGCCGCTGGCCGCACGCCGCGCCATCTCGTAGCCCTCGATGCGGCCACGCATGACAGACGGCACCCACTCCTTGAACTTCACCCGCCGGCGCACCGGCTGCGTCACGTTCAGGTCGTGGTGCTGGAACTGCGGCTTCGGCTTCCTGGGCTTCTTCGGCTTCTTCGGGGCCTTGGGCGTGGCCGGAGCCGCGGCCGGCGGAGTGGCCTTGCCCAGCGCCTCGGGGGCCGCGGAGGCCTCGGCCTCCAGCATGGCCCGGTGTTCGTTCGCGGCCTTGAGCGCGGTCTCCAGGTGCCCGTAGGGCTTGCCGTCAGCCATGGCCTGGTCGATCTGGTCGACGAGGTCGCCGATGTGCTTGTTGATCTGGTTGAGGGCGCGGTCGGTGCGCGAGATGCCACCGGACAGCGACGGCTTCGGCGACGAGATCTCGGTCGCGTATCCCTCCCTGTCGGCGATGAGCTTGTTGTGGTGTTCCTTGAGGTCGATCTTCTCCCAATCGCTCGCGAGATCGGCGAGCGCATTGAAGTATCCGTCCTCGATGTCGGCCAGGAACTTCAGGGCCTTCTCGCGCTCGGCCTTGCTCATCTCTTCGGCAGAGACACCGGACAGCGCGGCCCGGACCTTGGCGAAGATCTTGGCGATGATGTTGCCGATCGTCAGGCGATCCTTCACGCCCAGCTCACGCAACAGGTCCGCCCGCATCGTGCTGTCGGTCAGGATCTCCAGGCCGATGTCGGCGATGACTTCGTCGGTGATGGCCGCCGGCGGATACGCCCACTTCTTCTGCATGGCCGTGAAGGCGTCAGCTCCGGTCACCTCGGTGGAGAAGTGCTTTGCCACCACCCTGGCGAACAGGGCTCGGTGTTCAAAGTGCATTGCGTGACCGATCTCATGACCGATCACCTCCACCATTTTGTCTGCGAGGTGGTTGGTCCGCCTCTCTCCGGTCATGTAGTCTTCGGCGCTGTCGCTGATGTTGGTGGCGTTGATGGCGATGGACCCGTTGCCCAGGTAGAAGCCGCCGATGTGGTTGATGCCCTGGATCCTGGTCGTGTCGAAGAAGCGCACCTCAACGCCCAGTGCCTTGGCGATCTGCATCAGCATCCTGGACGTCGGGTTGAGCATATCTGCGACGTCGTCTTCATCAATGCGGGTCCACAGGGCGATCTCTGGGGATCCCCACCCGCCCAGGCCGTCCGCCTTGCGGATCATTCCCTCGCGGTAGGACAGACCGCCGATGGTGCGGAGCCCGCGCAGATCGCTCCGCAGGCCGCGGGGCATCTTCTTCTTCTTGATCGTCACCGAGCGGATGACGTCGTCCACCGCACGCTTCACGCGCCGGTCCAGGGCCGCGAGGTCGTTGACCATGCGGACGCTGGGCGTCGTGATGCCGAACTTCTTGAGGAGCCCGCTGATGACCGTGTCGATGGCCTTGCGGAGCCGCATCAGTTCGTTGGGACTCAGCTCGGCCAGGATCTTCGCGATGCCGCCACCGTTGATCAGCTCGTCAGCCGCGATGTCGGCCATGACCTCCAGGCGCAGATGCGGCACGCGGTAGAACTTGGTCAACGCGGCGATCTTCATCCGGGCCGGCTGGTCGATCAGCGTCAGGCCGTCGGTGATCTTGGAGAGCAGCTTGCCCTCCAGGATGTGCAGATGGTGCCCCAGCTCATGGGCCAGGACGTAGCCGATCGGCTCCACCGACTTGATGTGGATGGCGATGGTCTTCTCGGCGGCGATGTAGAAGCCCTGGAGGCCCGTCATGCGGCCGTCGTAGAACTTGACGTCCAGGCCGAGGATCTTGCAGATCTTCAGCAGCTCGCCGACGTACTTCGCCCCGAAGGCCTGCGTGACCTGGGCGTCAGTCGCCTCGCGCCAGCCCTCCTTCTTGATGAGGGTGTCGCGGTACGGCGTGGCGTGCCGGTTGAACGCCGACGCGATGTTGCTCGGGGCCTTGGTGATGTGCCGGCCGCGGGCGCGGAGGGCCGAGATGCCGGCGGCCTTGCGGCTGACCACGGGGCCGATGGACTTCAGCTCGGCGCTCGGCGCGTAGTTCTTGTGGACTTCAGGCCCGAACGTGAACTGGCTCGCGTGGTAGAAGCTGCAGACCTCGCCCTTCCTGTGGTTGAGGATGACCTCAGACCACTCCTTGGACATCTCGCCCTTGTAGGCGTCGAGGGCCTCCCACACCATGAACCCGGCCCAATCTTCCGAGTCGGAGCGGCTGTTGTTGCCAATGTTAATCTGGGTAATGCCGATGACGTCGCCCAGCTTGTTCCTGATGATGATCGTCCCGGTTCCGGCCCACTCATCTCCTGTGTACTGGTCTACGACACCGTCCTGCAGGCGCTCGCTTTCTGTGTTCTGCGCCACACGGTACGCCGCTTCCCGGTATTCGCGGTTGTTTTTATCGTCAAGCTCAACCATCCACGCAGGGCTCTCAAGGTGGATCTTCGGGGCCTTCGCCGTGCTGCCCTTCGGCGGCTTCGACGCCTTCTCGGTGTTGACTTTGATCCTGCGCTCGCGCTCCTCGGTGGAGATCGACTCGACCTCGGCGACGGCCTCGTCCAGGAACGCCCGGGCCTCTTCCTGGGTGTCGAAGAACTCGTTCTCCCAGTTGGTCGGGACGAGTGCGCCTTCGCCGCTGACGTAGAACTTCCCCTGGTAGTGGCCCATGACGCTGAACGTGGCCCCAGGCTGGGTGTCGGTCCAGTACATCTTGCCAGACTCGGCCTTGCCCTTGCCCTTCAGCTTGTCCTTGGCTGTCTTCATCGCATCGTCGGCCTTCTCGGCCGATGTGCGCGTGTCTGCCTTCTCCTCGCGCACGCGCAGGATGGCGGCGTAGGCGTCACCGTACCGGGGGTCGGCCCTGAACGTCTTCATGACGGCAGCCATCTCAGCGATGACGCCGGAGTCGTTCATTTCCTTCTCGCTCATCGACATGTCGAAGATGTCGGCCATGCGGCCGGCCAGGATCTTCGTCATGTCCAGTGGCATCTTGTTGTCTTTGTTAAGAATCAACTTTCCGCTGCCGATGTGGACGGCGACCCAGTTGCCGTTCGTCGGATGGCGACCGATGCCGACGCCCCCGAGGATGTAGCCCTCGATCTCGGACGGACCGTCCAGGAACAGGTCGGCCTTGAACTTGCCCTTCTTCCAGCCGCGGCCCCAGGAGTACGGATCGATGTCCTTCTGGGCCTTCGCGTTCTTGAGGATCTCGTCCTCGACGACGGCGGGAGCGGACGTCTGCTCTGCGGCGGGCGCGGCCTTCGGAGTCGACTTGCCCTTCTCCTTCTGCTCCTTCTTGAGGTCGGCGACCAGCTCCTTGTATCTCGCGGTGGCCATGCTGCCGTCTTCGTAATACGTCGTCCCGCCCCACGGGTTGTGAAGTATCCAGCGGTAGACCTTCCTGCCGTCGACGAGGTTGTAGAACTGCGTCAGCTTGACGGTCCCGACGCCAGGGATCTCCTGGGACGAGACAAGCTCCTGCTCGCTCGGGGGACCGAACTCGGGCTTACCCTTCCCCTTCGCCTTGTCCTTCGCCGCGGCCTTGAGCTTGCCGGCAGGCTTGGCAGCTTCGGCAATCTGAGCTTTCAGCTCATCGAACTTGGCCTTGGCCTCCTGTTCGTTGCTGTAGGTCTCGTAGACGGGAATTCCTGGCTCGGGCGGTTTACCCTGTACGAGGTAGAGCGTCTTCCCGAAGTCCTCTTCGTAGACATCGCCCTCAAAGCTTTCATCGATTCTGGCGTATCCGCCCGCGTATCCTCGGGGGTTCTCAAAGTAGTGCGACGGAATTGAGGTGAACGGCTTGTAGTACTTGTCGTTCTCCCTCATCCATTCGTAGATCTCCTGCTCGCGACCGTTCTCCATCCACTCAAGAATCAGGGCCTCTTGGTAGGCCATGTATTCTTCGGCCTCTTTGGACGGATTCGAGAACTCCACGCGGTGGGTAACGTGGCCATCAAGCATGCTCCCGATATCGCGGAAATCGTTCAGAGCCAGCTCGTCAATGCGGGCCGCTGCATCCTCCTCGGAGATCCCGGAACGAACGAAGAGCTTGATGGCGAGGTCTCGGTAAAGCTTGTCCTGCTCTGCGGCCCTCTGGCGCCGTTCCTCGTCTTCCTTCGCCCACCGCTCCTTCTTGGCCTTCTCCGCCAGCTCTTTCTTGGTCGGGGCCTTCTCCTTCTTCGGCTTGGGCTCGGACTTCGGCTTGGCCTCCGCCTTCGGCTTCGCACCGTAGCCCTCGGGGACGACGCCGCCCTCGCTGGCCTTCGTGATCTTCATGCCGCCCTTGCCATCGTCGCGGATCTCCAGCGACGCGACACCGTTGGCATCGTAGATGGCCAGGTGGCTCCACTTCGGATCGTGTTCGCCGCTGCCGACGAAGAGCTTCCCGATCTCATGCCACAGCTCGCGGGCCTTCTCGACCGCGTCGGCGAAGGTGCCGTCGAACTCGGTGAGGACCGTGCCCATCACGCCGTCCTCACTGTCCATCGCCCAGACCTGGACCGAGTTGGCCAGCGGCTCGTAGTTCTCGTCCTGCTCCTGGCTGACGGCCGTCTGGTAGGCCTCGTCGGCCGCGTAGTCCAGCTCGTCGTCGGTCCGGGTGTCCACCGAGGGGTTGCCCCAGCGGGTGTCCACCTGGCCGGCCCTGGGAGCCGTCGCCGGGGAGCCGGCCTGCTGTGCGCCGGGGCCGCGCATGACCGAGCGCGGGGAGCTGGGGGGCGACGGGAACCCGGGCTGGGTGGACGTCGAGTGGGCATCACCGTAGGCCACCAGCGTGGAGTGCCCGAAGTTGTGTTCCAGGCTCTTCCACCACCGGCCGTGGCCGTCGCCGTCCGCTCCGTCGTCGGTCGTCGGGAAGCTGACCACCAGGCCGTCGTAGCCCTTGGACAGCAGGTAGGCGCGGATCTTCTCGTTCCAGCCCGGTGCCAGGACGAAGTTCTCACCCTTGACCCCGATGGGAGTCTCCGCGCCGGACGCCTTCAGGAGTTCTCTCCACGCGGTGTCGTCGCTGATGACGAACGGGTTCTTGACCAGCTCGCCGGCCTGGACGGCCTCGACGTTCGGCCCGTAGTACTCGGCGTCCTCGCCCTGGAGGGCGAAGTACTTGCCCTTTCCGGCGATGGGGACCGGGTCGCGACCGCTCATCGGGTTGTAGGCGTCGCCCCGGTTCTCGCGGCCGGAGCCGTGGAACACGACCTGGCTGGGCTGGCCCGTCCACTCCATGTGCGTGACGGGAGACCCGGCCGGCTGCGGCGGGATGGGGATCGGAGTGACCACCGGCGTGCCCAGAGTACCTGGCCCCTCGGGCGGGTTGGCGGCCGGGTCGATCGGCGGCGTCGGCAATGCCTCAGAAGCCCCCTGGCTGTCTCCCTGCGGGGCGCTGGGCGCGGGGGCTCCGACTGCCGGGCCAGCGGGCGTCTGTGGCGTGGGGGCCACGGGAGAGCGGCCCTCCTCCCCGCCAAGCATCTCGTCCAGCTGGCCGGTGCCGTTGTTGGGCCGGGATCCGTCCTCGCGGCCGGCGATCTCCTCCTCGATCATCTGGGCGAACTGGGCGTACCCCGGGGAGGCCCCGGGCTGCGCGGCGGCGTAGCGGACCCGCTCCAGCATGGTCACCAGGTAGTCGGTCGGCACCGAGGTGATCCGGGCCGCGGCGAACGCCAGCTGCTTCTCCAGCGCCATGTCGCCCATGACCTGGGTCACCTGGGCGTCCAGCTCCGGGTTCGGCCCGAAGATCGGCGGGCTGGTCAGCGGCTCGTCCTTGGGCATGACCGCCGCCGCGCCGGCTCCGATCAGACCGCCGATGCCGATGGCGATCAGGAACTGCTCGTCGTGGAGGACGTCCTTCAGCGACCGGCCGCGGGCCATCTCCTGGATGATGTACTGGTAGCCCTCCTGCACGCCCTCGGAGCTGCCCTCGATCAGCACCTCCAGGCCCTTGCGGGCCGGGTCGAACAAGGGCAGGCCCAGGATGGCGTTCGGCACGACCTGCTTCCAGAACACGCCGTAGGACTGATCCCAGGCCTCGCCCGGGGTCATCCCGGGGTTCTGCGTCCGCAGCTCATGCATCAGGTCGGCCTGCTCGACCGCCGACTCAAAGATCGACGATCCGGCCGCGCCGAAGGCGGCCCGCAGGAACCGCTCGGCGGTCATGAGGCCCTTGAGGCCGCCAGCCGTGGTCGCCTCCGGCGCGATGCCGGGCATCAACAGGCCGGTGGTCGTGAACGCGAGCATCGAGCCCAGCGACCCGGCGACCATGTCCAGGCCGCCCTGGTCGGTGACCGGGAACTGGCCGGAGATCTTCTCTCCGGTTTCGTACCCGAACTGCGACAGGTCGGCCCCGCTGTTCATGGTCCCGGTCGGGTTCTGGTTGCTCGCCGGCTGCATCCACCCAGGGGGCAGGGCTCCGCCGGGCACGCTCGCGACCGGCATGGTCGGCAGCTGCAGACCGAACTTGTCGGCCGCGCCGCCGGCGACCTCCGCCGCCGAGGCGTAGGTTCCCAGGAACCCGCCGGCGACCGAGTTCCCGATCTCGCGGGGGTTCTGGATGTCCTTCCAGATGGAGGCCGCCATGCGCTTGTACCAGGCGTCCTTGTGCGCCGGCGGCGTAGCGGCGGCAGCGCGGGCCAGGGGTGCGCCGCCGGCCGGCATGGGGCCGGGCGCGGCCACGCGGCCCAGGTCGCGGCCATTCACATTCACATCGGCCATCATCGGCGGCAAGGCCGGGGCCGGACGCGCCTCGGGAAGGTTCGAGTCGGGCATACTCGGGGCGAACATGCTGGTGACGGTACGGACGCCGGACACCTGGGGAGCCCCCGGAATGCCCGGGACGCCGGCAGTGGGCACCGGGATGGGAGCCGGGGCCGCCGGCGCGGCCTGGCCGCGGATGGGGCTCTTCATGCCGTTGAAGACGTTCGTGATGGGCGCGGCGGACGCCGACGGCATGCCGCCGGTGGGGATGGGGATCGAGGTGATCTGAGGCCCCTCGCGGACCTTGGCCGGGTCAGCTCCGAAGGACTTGGCCAGCTCTGCCAGCTGTTCCTTGGTCAACCCTGCCATCAGTTGCCTCCGGTGAGCTTGGCCTTCGCGTCGGCCTTGGCCGCCTGTTTTGCCCTAGCGTCGGCAGCTGCTGCGTCGATGAGCTTCCCGGATGCGTTGAGCGCGGTCGAATCGTTGGACAGATATCCCTCGACGGCGTCCTGGTCAAGCTCGCTGATCGTCCATCCGCCCTCGCCGTCGGGGACGCCCAGGAAGTACTTGCCCTGGGCCTGGTCCCACTGCACGGCGGACCCCTGCGTGCCGAGCTTGGTGTCGAACTCAGCCGCGATGCGGCCGAGGTCGGACGGGCTACGGCCGAGGGGCACAAACCCTGGGGCGATCTCGATCGGGGAACCGCGGTCCAGGCCGCCCTTCGGGGGTACCACCGGCATCGAAACGTGCGATGCCCTGGCGTAGGCTTCCTGGAGGGCCGTGGTCGGGTCCACGGGAAGGCCGTCTTCCCCGTAGGTGTTGATCATCTTGTAGGCCATGTGCATCAGGCCCTGGGCAATCGGCTTCACCTGGGGATCGATGAACTCGGTGGCGATGTCGGCGACGCCTGTGGCTCCGATGCGCTTGGTCGGGAACCACTTCATGATCGAGTCGTCAACGGCCTTGCGGTACTGCTCCCGCAGCTGCGCGACCTTGAGGTTCTTGTCGAAGGCCTCGTTGCCCGCAGTCGTTCTGGCTCTCGCGTTGACGGCCGCGTCGGCGATCATCGGGTCCAGCTGCTTGGTCAGGTAGTCCATGCTGCCGCTGCTGTAGCGCCGGTCGGCCAGGAACGTCGACTTCATCGCGGTCATCAGCTCGGGATTTCCCATAGCCTCGGACACGCGGTCCATGTTGATCTTGCCGTCCTCCTGGCCGCCGCGAGCCAGGAATCCAAGGAACTCGTTCAGGATGCCGGGATTCTCCAGCTCCGTCACGCCCTCCTGGGCCTTCATGTACTCCTGCTTGGCCGTCGGGCTTCCGAACCCAGACTGCTGCTCGGGGGTGAGCCGGGACTTCTGCGCCCCGTATGCGGTCAGCCCGGCGACATGACCCAGCCATTCCTTGACGGCATGAGCGGCAACCGAACGCGGAGTCCTGTTCGGGGCGTCCCAAGGGTCGGCCGGAATGGGATCCATGCCGGGGCTCGGCGGTTCCATGGCGCTCGGTCGCGTGGCTGCCGACACCGCCGGCGTCGATGGCTTCACCGGGTTGTAGTACTCCCAGGTCAGCTCCGCCGGCCAGTCATTGCCGAACTGCTGCCGATAGGTGTCCAGCGACGAACGCACAGCCTGATCGTTCGAGGGGTTCCAGGACGCGAGCATGGCCCGCGATTCCTTCTGGGCCGTCGTCAGATCATCGTTGTACTTCGCGTCCTGCTGGGCCTTCGTCGCCGCCGCCTGACGGAGCTGATCCGCCTGCGCGATCTTCAGCTTCTGATCTTGAGCAATGGCCGCGAACCCGGAGTTGAAGCCGGCCAGCAGCCCACCCTGTGGAGTCCTCAGTCCCATGCTTGCCCCCTATGCCTTCTTCTCGTCGGTTTTGGGAGTGGAAACCTTGGTGCCGCCGAGCCAGGACGGCATCATGCCCTTGCCGCTGGTGTTGTACCAGCTGTTCGGGTTCATCAGGCCCTGTCCGATCATCGCCATCGACGAGGACATGTTGTCCTGCGGGAACGAGATATCCATCCCGCCGCCGACCTGCTGGCCACTGAGGCCGGCCGAGTACAGGCCCTGGAGGCTGGACCGCTGCGCGTTCGTGATGCCCGCGGCCGTCTGCCCGACCTGGGCCTCTCCGGCAGCCAGGGCGCGACCCTCGTCGCCGGCCAGCTGGGACATGGCTGCGTTGGTGACGCTACTCGGGCCGCCCCCAGTGGACGCGAACCGACGCGCCGTGCGCCCGCGCTCCTTGCCATAGCCCCGCTTGATGTTGTCCTTCGCCGGGTTCCACAGCATGTTGAAGATCTTCGGGTCATACGGGCCGGTGCCCATATTTGCCAGGCCATCAATGGCCCCGTTCCACATGCGCGACTCGTTGGCCTGCAGGGGCCGCAGCCGCTGCGTGCTGGACTGCGACGGGCCGCCGCCCATGGAGCCGCCCAGGAGGCCGGCGAGGGCCCCCAGCGGACCGCCAGTTGCGCCGCCGCCGATCAGTCCGGCGATACTAGTCGTGAAGCTCATTGCCAGCCTCCTTCATGTAATCCGGCAGCATGGCCAGGAGGAACTCATCCTCGGGCTCCCTGCCGTAGAACTGCACGCCCCGGATCGCCTTGCCCTCAAAGCGGAACCCGACGGAGATCAGGGCCTTCTTCGTGCGCCCGCGAGACTCGGGGACGCGGGATGAGATGCGCCGGACACCCTGGCCGAAGATCTCGGCGAGGACCGGGTAGATGGCGTCCTTGAACGCCGGCTTGTAGTCCAGGTGTGGCGCAAAGTACTCGGGCACCGGAACCAGGTCCAGCTGCGCGGTGCCGTCCGGCATCACGACCACCAGGCAGTCGCCAACCTGGTCGGACTCGTCGCTCGCGAGCGTCCACCACTGCACCATCGAGGCCATTGCCTTGTAGCTGGAGACCGCGGACACAAGGTCGCGGGGGACGAGTCGGTGCTGCCGGGCCAGATCATAGAGATCCGCCGGGAACACGCTCGGCCGCTTGCTGGCATGCCACTTCATGTTCTCTTTCCTCTGGCCGCGATCTCCAGACCCATCATGTGGATCTGCCACGGCCGGATGGAGTTTGCCGACACACGGATCTGATACAGATTACCAGATCCGTCAAGGTTCATTCGGATCATGGACTGAGAGGCCTGATCATAAAGGCCGCCCGAGTCGTAGAGGCCGTGGTCGTAGCCGGCCGTCGGCGCACCAAGCGACGCCTCTGGTTCTGCCTGGACGTTGAACGCCGTGGAGAAGTCGAACGCGACCTCAATCTTCGCATCGCCAAGGCCGGCGTTGCCGCACACGACGTCGGCGAACAGCAGCCGCGCAGCCCACGACAGGCCGGGCCACATGAACCACTTCGTGTTGTACTGCGACGCGACGGGGACCGGATCTCCGGCGTAGTCCAGGCCGTCTGTGAATCCCTGGTCAAGCCGCACGATCTGCCCGTTGAGGCGTGATGCGTACAGGCATTCGCCCTCGCTCGCAGCTGACGAGGTAGACACGGCGTCGCTGCACTGGGAGTAGGCACCGTCGAAGAACGTCCACTGCTTCGTCAGGTAGTAGTACACGAACACGAAGTTGTTGGTAGAACTTCCATCCACAGGAGCGAACCACATCACTCTCCGGTTCACGCGGTCATGCACGAACCGAATGCGATCGATGTAGGCCTGGGTGACACGCTTGACCTCGACCGGGATCGCTTCTCCCAGGTCGGACGGAGCGATGTCCCCGTACTCCTGGACGGCACGCAGCACCTTCGGGCCGTGGACCGGATCCCAGAAGAAGACCTCGCCGCCTACGACGCCATACGACTTGCTGTTGGCGTTGCCGTTGGTGAACACGCCCACCTGGTGCAGCGGGTTGTCGGTGCTGCCGAAGTCGCCAGACCACACGGTGGTCGTCCGCGTCTTGAACACGACCTTGTGCGTGAACATGGGAAGCACGCCCGTGACGCGGTCGCCGTCGCCGCGCTGGCAGTAGAAGTACCCGCCATCGATACCAGGCTCCGCAACCGAAGCGGCCTCGTTAGCCGCGTCGACGTCGGCGTTCCCAAAGTGGGCCGGCTCTCCGAGCATCGACACATCGATGCGGTCCGGGTCGGTGAGGAAGCCCCACGCGAACGCCTGCATCAGCAGTCCCTGGCCGAAGATGGCGATCCCAGATGGCCAATCGGGGACGTTCCCCGTGCCCCACGGGTCTCCGGTGTCGGTGGGATTGTCCCACCGGCTTGGGTATCCGTATTGCCGCGTCGAGTCGATAGCGTATTTCAAGTGCGGCCACCGCTTCACTCCCAGGATGCCGGTCTTGATGGTGCCGACAGGCGAGGCCACGGTGACCCAGGTGCCGCCGGTAGTCACGATGCGGTCGAGGTCCGGGTCGAGCAGGTAGAACCTGTCGGCGTCGATCTTCTCGATGCGGAAGCTCCGGTTGTTGAGCGACGACCAGTTCGTCTCAGTCACGCCAGAGAAGCGGATGATGTCGCCGTCGGCCAGGCCATGCGCCGTCCGCTTGATGACAACGGGGTTCCCAACAGTAGCGCCGGTCATTTCAGTGAGCGCAGTGCCGGTAGCAGTCCACCAATCACCAGATCCTTCGCCGGTGATCAAGAAAGGCTCATCCCGACCTGTCACGCAGAATGCCGAAGCGCCATAGAAGGAAACCCCGTCATAATACCGGCCGGTGGCGGCGCAGAGATCGGTGCCCGCGAGCGGGAACTCTCCGTCCAGCCAGGCCGTGCCTGCTCCAATGTCGTGCTGCCAGATCTTCCCGTTCCTCACGCAGATCAGGTAGGCCTTCTCGTCGACGATCCTCGGAAGATGGATCAGCGCGTCGGCCGGGATGACCTGGGTCTCGGGATCGGGGATCGAGCCAGGAGTGTCGTCCGCGCCATCCTTCTGGATGCACGCGAAACCGTTGCGGCTCGCAGCTGACCCAGATGGCAGGGGAATGACGTTCTTGATGAACGATGCCTGGTTATCAGCAATCTGGATGGAGTTGTCGCGGCTGTTCGCGCCGCCGAACACCACCATCGAAGCGTGCTGACCGGATCGATCTTCGTACACGCCTAGCCCTCCGGGAGAAGCTGGGACTCACTGTCGTGCATCTGGCGAGACCGAGCGACGGCCTGGGCCAGCAGGGTTTGGCCGATGTCCTTTGTGATCTTCCAGTCCGGCCATTCCTTGTAGTGTTGAAGCACACCAAGAGACATGGCGCTGTGCGCCGGCTCCAAGTCAACGGAAAGCCCCAGCTCGTCAGCGCCATCGACGAGGTCGATGAAGTTCCGGTAGTACGTCCCGATCATCGTGGAACTGGTCTGGTCGATGAAGTCCTGGGACGGTGGCGGCCACAGCCCGACATACCCACCCTTGGTGACCCAACAGGTTGGAGTCCCAGAGTAGGACGCCTCGGCGATCTCGTCCTCCATGCTGTCGAATCCAAACGGAGTCGGCATGTTGCGGATGTACGGGTACATCGAGATCAGCCACTCGTAGTCGCGGAATGGCATCGACAGGCCAATCTTGTGGACGCCGAATCTAGAGCCCGTAGCCGAGAAGCCACGCGGGACCTCATACCACATGACGCCGGCCTCGATGGGCAGCGGCCACCAGGTGAAGCGCCAGTCCCACCGCTTGCGATACCAGATCTCGTTCAACGAGCTATTCACGGCGAACATGGCTCGCGACACGTTGCGGTCAGGACTCAACAGAGATCCAGGTGTCTCCATGCCGCAGTTCCGCATGCAGTCCTGCACGGCGGCCAGGAAAGTACGGGGTGTTCCTTCTTCGACAACGCTTGCCATCTGCTACCTCACTTGGCTGCCCAGCCCGTGTTCCCCGTACCCGACTGCTTGACGTAGAGCGTGGATCCTACTCCACCGTTGAGGCGCAGGTAGATGCAGCCAACAACGGCCGTCACCGCACCCTCGGGAGATCCCTCGCCGGCCGTGATCAGGCGCGTACCGTACAGCGAGATGTCCATGCCGGTGACGTCAAGGTCTCCGCCGACCGTCACGTTACCGGACAGGATGTCCAGTGGTGCAACCCATCCCGTGGGTCCGGTGCCAGTTGCCTTGACGTAGAACGGCGTCTGCGCGGTGCCATCTGTTCTCAGGAAGATCGTTCCGACGGGGGCGTAGATGTTGGTCTCAGGGCTCCCAGTTGAACGAACCATAGCCGCCTTGTTGTCCAAGTACAGGTTTCCGCCGTCCACGGTGGACAGGTCTCCTGCGGTCGTGATGGACTCAGCGCCATAGATGGTTCCGTAAGACACGATTGTGGACTGCGAAACGATGGCTCCGGTTGTGGTTACCGAGCCCTTCATGATGTGCGCCGTCAGCGTGTCGGCAACCGAGACATTGCCCGTGAACGCGGCGTCGCCATCGTAGGTGCTTCCGACCTGAACGTCTTCGATCGTAGTGCGGCCGATGCCGTAGCGCGTGATGACCAGGTCATACCGGCCGGTGGGGAGGTAGAACCAGTACCGCCCCGTAGCGTCGGACTTCACGGGGTTTACCTTCACCGTTCCCGTCCGCGTCGAATACAGCGGGACAAGTGAGTCGGTATCTGCTGCGTAGACGTAGATCGCCGCACTAGCGACTGAATTGCCGCTGGTGTTGCGAACGACGTCTTCAAACCTGTTATAGGTCGCCGCCGCAGAGTTGACGGCCGTCAGGGCGATCAGCAGGATGATCGCCGAACGCAACACCAGCTTCATGGTTCCTCCTACGCCGAGGCTACAACCTCAACGTGATACTGGGGCCTGGTCTCGGTGACAGACGGCGCGAAGCCGGGGCCTGTCAGGCCGAGATCGTTTCCATTCCCGTCGACGCGCACCATGTCCATGGTCTCGCGAACGGCACCCTTGATGATCGCAAGCACCTCGGGCGGGACGTCAACCCACACGCCGGTGCGGACGTAGTTGTTCGCCAGGGTGACGACCTTGTGCGGGCCGCGGATGAGCGCCCCATGCGCGTACACGCGGTCGGCCTGGGTCTCAGTGGTCTTGTGGATCTTGATGCAGCTCCAGTCGGGCCGGTAGTGCCCCTGGGGATCCAGGCAGCGGTGGTACGGCGTTCCCGCTGGCGGGTTCTTGAACTCGCCAGGGAGGGCCTTCCCGCTGTGGAATTTGAACGGAGCGCCGGGGTCGTCGATCTTCGCCTTGGCCTGGCTCTCGATGGCCGCCGCACGGCGAGCTGCGCTCTCTCTGACCTGGTCCTCAGTCTGGTTGCTCATGTTGATCTCCTTGCGTTTTACGCCCGCCGGCGAGGGTTGGTGGTGGGGGCGGATTGGGTTCCCCTCTCCGCCCCCGTGCAAGCCGGAGGCCCATCTTCAGCTTGCGTCTAGCGCCAGGCCGTCCAGCTCCAGGTGTCCGCGTTGGACTGCAGGGCCGCCGGGATCACGAAGCCCGCGGGGCACTCCGTGTACACCGTGGTGCTGTCCTTCAGGAACGCGCCGCCCGTGAACACCGTCGGGCCACCCGTGACCTTCGTGTAGACGCCCGTCGATCCCGTCATCAGGTAGGCATTCCCGGAGGTCATGCCCTTCGTCCAGATGTAGACGAGGGTATTGGTCGAGGTGTAGTTGACGATCTCAATGCGGCTCGGCTGGAAGCCGACCTCCAGCAGTTCAGCCAGCGGTGTTGCCGCCGAGGTGAGCAGTCCGGTCGCAATCGCGCCCTCGCCGCCCTCGGCACCAACGTGGCTGTAGGTTCGCGTAGCAGCCATGTCAGATCTCCTCTCATGTCAGGGCCGGCCGCAGCCGGCCCCGACGGTTGTGGTCTAGGCGGACGTCGCGCACTCGATGCGGAGCATCCAGGCCTCGTTCAGGATCACGGCCGGGCAGGTAATCGCCTTCCAGCCGATCGTCGAACGCTGCTCCAGAGGATCGCCCGTGCCGCCGCTGGTGCGCGGCTTCACGATGATCTTCGCGGAGTTTCCGGCCAACGGCACGATGCCGTAGGCGTCACGGCCCAACACCAGGGTGGAGTACACATCGGCACTGGTGCCGGTCGTGGACTTCAGGCCCAGGCCGCTGACCGCGTAGCCGGCGTCAGCCCAGATCTTCAGGTTCGTCGTCGCGATGAACCGGATGTTCCGGTACTTGCCGACCTCGTTCGTCTGGACGCCGGCCTGGCTCGCGTACTGCTCCACCGGAGTGAAGGCCGTGTCGCGGGACAGAATGCCCGTCGTCGTGTTGTAGATCATGAACCCGCCCTTGGCGGTGTACAGATCGTGGATCTGGTCGGTGTGGATCAGGCAGTAGTACGCCGCGGCGATGGGGTAGGTGTGTTCCCCACTGCCGGCGTTCACCTGCGGGCTGAAGGTCTTCGCGAGCGCACCGTCGAGCGTGCGGATCGCGTAGTCCAGGGCCGAACGGCACAGCGTGCCGGCGACCGTGTTGCGGGCGTCGGACACCGAGCTGCCCACCGGGTGCATCGCCAGGTCGAGCGTTCCGGCGTCGTCGTCCTGCACGCGCACCCAGTTGGTGCCGCCGGACAGCGCGTTGGCGTGGATCGTGTCGATCGACTCGCCCATGTTCTCACCCATCAGGGCCGAGAACTCGGTGATGATCGGATCCACATGGGTCAGCTCGATCTTGTCGGTGATGGGGATGTACGAACCGAACCACTGGAGCGTCGCGACGACATCGGTCTTCGTCGGCGACACGCCACTGGGGGTCACACCCTCGGTCAGGGGAGTGGTGACCTGGGCCAGCTTCTCCCAGCGGCGGAACACCATCTGGGTGCCGCTGCGGGTCGACAGGCTCTTGGTCTGGCCGTACTTCTGGTGACAGAGGTACGGCTGCGCCCGCGACAGAAGCTCGCGGTTGTACACGCCTTGTGCTACCCGAGGCAGGGATGTCTCGGTGCCGGTCAGGCTGGTAACAGTGTTCAGAACGGCCATCTATCTCACGCTCCTTAGATGCGTCCGTCGAGGATGGAGTCGGGCTCGTTCTCGCTGCGTCTTCCGTATCGTTCTTCGGAAGCACGCTTGAGAGCCGCGAACTCGGGCTCGGACAGCGCAAAGACATCAAACTCACGATGCGGCGCTCCCTGGAATCCGTCACCACGGCCGAGTGAGTGGGCGCGAGCTGCACCAGCAGCCGGCGTGTTCATCGACGATGACGGGGCTCCTCCAGCGGAGCGTTCGGCAACAAGTCGGCGAGCCAGCACTTCCGCGCCGATCAGGCCGTTGTACTCGTTGCGGGTAGCCTCGGGAACGGCAAGGTACGCTTGCTCAAGTGCGGGCATCATGTCGGCCTCGAATCCAGGAACGAGCTTTGAGAGCTTCTCCGTGGCGAGCTGACGTTGCGCGTACTCCACCAGCGGCGCGTACCGCTGATCGATCTGCGCTTCGTGCATCTTCACGATCGGCTCGACGTACCCATAGATCTCCGGGTCCACACCAGGAGGGAGACCATTGGGGTCCGACAGCGGCGCTCCACCAGGGGCCTGGCCGCGCATCATGGTCTCGACGACGCCACGCAAGTAGGCCACTTCTGTGTTGACCTGCTCAAAGCGTTCATACGGGATCATCTGCGAGGGGGTGGCCACCGGAGCGACCGGCTCGGGAACGGCGGCGGGCGCACGGCCAGCCACCATATCGAGCAGGGCACTGAGATCCTGGTCGCCAGACACTGACGCTGGAGGGGCACCCTGCTGACTGCCAGGAGATGCCAGGGGCACGGGTGCCTGCGGCTCCTGCGTCAGCGGCGTCTGGTACGCACGCTCCGACTCAGCAAATTCAGCGAACATGTCGTTGTCCGGGGTAGGCATGTGAGTGTCCTCCGTTTTTAACGCCCCGGTGGGCGATTAGCTTTCGTCCGGCTCGGAACTATACCGAAGCCGGCCATCCACCCACGCGAGGACGTCTTCAAGCGCGGAGCGCCCGCCCTCTGCGAATACTACCCTCATCGCGTAGTCGGCCGTGCCATCAGGCACGCATGCCTTGCAACGCGCTGAGTAGGCCGTCGCCAGGTAGCGAAGGATCGTCAGAAACGCCGGGTCCGAAACCGCCTGCTGCAGGACCAGTGCCTGATCCTTCTGCGTCATCGGGAGCGCCGGTTGCTGCACCAGCTGAAGAACCCTCTGCATTTCCGCCACCTGTTCCCTTCATAAGCGTGCCGTTCATCATCATCTCGATGAGCAGCGCAGTCCCCGTCTGCTCGTCGACGAACACCTGGTCCTTGTTGTGGTTGCCCATCTCCGACCAGGCCATCTTCAGCATCTGCAAATGCCGGATGAACGGCGCGTAGATCGGGTTGCTGCCGGTCAGCTGCATGAAGAACAGCAGATCCTGGACGCGCTTCGCACGTTCAGCGACATGCTGGCTCCCGCGCACCTCGACAAGCCAACCGCGCCGGATCGCCTCCGGGCTCACCGGCATCCAGCTCGCCTTCCCGTCCTGTGTGGACATGATGAACACGGATTGCGTCGTGAACATCGCATTCATGCAGATCTGGTGTTCCAGGGCCGTGGTCAGGCCGCCCTCTTCCATCTGGCGCACGATTTCCGTCAACGTGACCGAGTTGATGCCCGTGTCTCGCTGGATTTCGGTCGCCGAACGCTGGTAGGACGGCACTGATGGGTTCGACGAGCGCGTCAGCTGTTGGAATTCGGCCTTGATCATCGAGATGTCCTGCATCCCGAGCTGTGCGCCGGCAAAATCCTTCCTGATGGGCTCCATGTTGTCCATTTTCCCGACAACGTGGCGCTTTCCAGGCCTGGAAGTGGCCGTCAGGTCGATGATGCCGTCGTCAATGACCTTGTACTCGGGGTTGATGACCGCCGAAACTACGTCGACCATCTGGTTGGCGCGAACCTGAAGCAATTCGTTGGTTCCGCGGCCATTTTCAAGGATTCCGACGCCATAAGTCTCGCCAGGAGGCACGCAAATTGCCGCCAGCTGCGTCGATGGCTCGCCGATCCACATGAATCCAGGCTCAAAACGCAGCAGATGCTTCTCGTTGGCCACCGTCGCCGTGAAATTCACGAACGCGGACACACCACCGCTGCCTCCGAGGGGGATTTCCATGTCTCCCTGGGCCTCAAGCAGCTCGACGCCGCGGTTTTGCTGCGGCATGGCGAACCCGAAGGCCGCTGCGCGGAGCAAGGCCTGGCCATCGACAGCGTGCCGGCTGCTCTTGAGGTCGACTTCAGACAGATTCTCCAGGCCCTCGTAGGTGCAGTAGCCGGTCGGGTCGGGCTTGGCGAACTTCTTGAGGTAGTCCAGGGTCTTGAACGTGCGCTTGATCCGAAGTGCGCCCTCACGGCGGTTCGGATACTGGTCGATCACGAAGTTGAAGAGGTCTTCGGCCTCCAGGTACGGCCCCTGGTAGGCGATCTTCTTCTCGGCGATGGGGGGCCCGGGCACGCGGAATTGGGGAGGCGGAGGGAGCTGGGAAGGGTCAGCTCCGTTCGCGACCGCGGCCCGGGCCATGGTCTGGAACTGCATCATCTGCGCCTGGTACATCTGCCAGTCGGCAGTGTTCTTCTGGTCGTACTGCGCCATGGCCTTGCCATAGGTCGGGTAGTCGACCGTCCACTGGATGTCCCAGGAGCTGGTGAATGGTGCAGACCCGAAGATCAGCTGCTGCAGGACTACGTTCCGGCCCCACTGCTGCTTGAATTTCGACCGCTTGTGCTGCTGATGCATGAGAATGGTGAGGTGTTTCGCGGCGTGATCGTCGTCTTCCCAGCTGCCGCGTTCTGACGGCTCCAGGGACAGCCAGTCCTCGCCTGGGAACATCATGGCCATCACCTGGGCGTACACCGTTTCGCAGGCGTCCCAGGGCGTGCCGACGTACCGGCGGGACCGGCTGTTGGCCCGCAACCACGCCTCGACCTCGGGCGAGAACTTGGACAGGTACATGTGCATGCACTCCGTCCAGATCCGCTCCTTCTCGGCGCGGGAGGTTTTCATGTCGTCCCACCTGGAGACAACGTATCTGACGACCGATCCCTCGTCTGCTCCGGCTACAATCGCCATCTACCAGCCCCCCATGCTTCCCGGTGGCCCGAATTCCACCTGGGCCGCGACCCGGCGGTTGGACACGATCCGATCCATCTCGGCCTTCGTCTTGACGTCCTTCATCAGGCCCCCGCAGACCATGTCGTAGCAGTGGTCTTCCGCGTCGGTATCTACATCCTCGGGGTTCCTGGGGTCAAGAGGCAAACTGACCAGCGTCCTCCAGGTGTGGACGCACCGCTCGCACATCACGAACCGCGACGCGCCGTTGATCACGGCCAGGAACTCATGCAGCTTCGTCTTGCGGGCCTGCCGGCTCCCAGGCCCCTTGGCCCAGGGCCGCCACCCCAGCTGCGCACCACCCAGCATGTCGGCGATCGACGGCGACCCAGGCTCCGGGTTGAAGTGCTGGGCGTCCAGCCACCGCTCATGGCAGATGACCCCGAACTCCTTCTCCAGGTGCAGGATCTTCTCCATCACCCGCGCCGGCGACTCCCGGTTGCCCTCGTTCTCCTTCGACCCCATCCCGTACAGCTCCGCCCACTGCACCACGCACCCGTCGTAGTTCCTGAAGAAGAACCCCACCGAGTACGGCTTCGTGTACCCCCAGTCACACGAACACCAGGTGTCCACCCCAGGCGGCGGCGTCACGTTCCTGATCAGATGCACTTCCCCGCGCAGCTCCGGCAGCGCCGCCCCAGCCAGGATGTCCCAATCACCGTCCCGCAACGCCCGCCGGATGTTCGGATCAGCGATAGCATCCAGCCGGTCCGCATACGCCGGGTCGTTCTTCATCAAAACCTTGTTGTCCGACAGCTTCGCCGGAATGAAAACCTTCCTCAACATCGACCCCGACCGGCCCACCACCGTCTGCGGCTCAAACCGCGGCTGGTCCGTGAACCCGTCCTCCTTCTTCAAGAACATCCGCTTCACCCAGTGATGCCCCGGACCACCAGGATTCGTCGCCGCTCGCACCCGACACGGCACCCCAGCCGCCGAACGCAACCGGCTCATCAGGTAGTTGAACGCAAAGTCGTTCGGCCACATCGTCAACTCGTCCCAGTTGATGTCCGTGTACTGGTGGCCGATGTACTTGTAAACGTCCTTGTCGTCCTCGATCGACCGCAACTTCAACGTCCCACCACTCGGGAAATCGAACTGCTTCCGACCCGCCCTGTAAATCCCCGACCCGTAAATCGGAGTAAACAACTCCAACGCCCGACTCTCGATCTCCTCCAACTGAGGATACGACCGCCGGAAGATGATCCCCCTGTAGTTCGCACCATACGCCTGCTCCCTCTGAGCCTGCGTCCCTATGATCCAATCCGACTTCCCCCCGCCGGCCGCGCCACCATACAGGATGACCTCGTACGGACACGCGCACGCCAACGTCTGCGGCCCGTCCTGAGGCTGCCATATCACCCGCTGCCTGGGCGAAATTACCACTGCCGCTTCCTCGCCATCTTCTGCTGACCCATCCGCATCACACCACCAGGATTCATCCCAGGCGCTTGAGCGCCAACCGTCCCACCACGCTGCAACTTCGGCGTCGATACACCACCCAACATCTCCAGCTTCCCGAACCCCTTCAACATCGGCGACGCCGGTGCCACCCTCATCTGTGCCTGCGGACCCGCCATCAGACCCTTCCACCTCTTCCCGTATCGCTCTTCCATGCCTTTTGACCTTCCGTTAGACGACCCTTTTTTCCCCAAAATATGGGGGAGAGGACATGTTCAACCGAATTGGATCCCGCGGGGACGCCCCACCCGGGCGCGGCGCGGGCGCGTTCGCGTGCGCCATTCAACAAGTGTCGCCCCGAGCTGGGCGTTGCCGGCGCGTGCAGCTCGCACCTGGGCGACGGGGAAGGCCTGCGCCAGCTGGCAAGGCCTGCAGGCCTGGGCGTGCAGCTGCTGCTGGCTATCGCTGCCGGCGCGTGTCACGCCGCACCCGAACGGGCACGAACGGATCCGCCGCGCTTGTGCTGGCTCGCGAGCGTGTCCCATGCTTCGGGATCCAGCTCGGCCACCATTGCCAACACGGGCCGCTCGGCTGCAGCTGCGGCCTGCGGCACGGGATCGATATCGCCGGGGGCCATGCCCAACAGCAACCGGTCTGCCTTGACTAGGCGCTCGTGGGCCTGCGTGAGCGCGGCCAGTGCTGCGGCCGGCGTCGACTTGGGGCCAGCTCCGCAGGCCGGGTCATTCGCCAGCTGCGCGAGCTTGCGCCAGAGTGCGCGGGCGCGGCGACGGTGCTGCTTGAGAGCCCAGCCACCATATTCCCGCAGCTCGGCCGCGTCGGCTGCGGCCAGCTCGGCCGCGACCGTGGGAACCTGTTCACCAGCTGGGGATCCGTTTAGCACCTGGGCGACCTGACAGCAGGCCGGACCTGCAGCAGCGGGGGCCAGCTGAGCAACGGGAGCCTGAATAGGGGAATCCGCCTTAATAAGGGGGAGACTGTTAAGAGAGTCCTTACTAAGAGAGCGGCGGCGATTGTAAAGCAAGCCAACCGATAGCTGCAGCTCGCGTGCTACCCGGTTGACCGGTTCGCCTGCAGCGATACGGGCAAGGGCCGCGTCAATCGCTGCCTGCCGGGGGTGTGCTTTGGGGGTTCGGTTGGCCATTAGGCAGACGGTCGGCGGGGTCATATCACCCATAATCCACCGGCCGTGTCAATCATCGGGCTGCAGGCCTGCGGGATCTTATCCCCCGTAAAGTTGCCGTGCAGCCAACAAAACGGTGGACTAACACCTGCAGGGAATGCCACTATCCGCATGCGGCTCGGGTGCAAAAGGGGCCGCAAAACGTACCGGCCGAGCAGCTCACGCAATACCGCGCAAGCTTTCCGGCCGGACAGACAAAGGGGCCAATCGTGAACAAATCCGCCGCGTTAGTCGTGAAGGCCGTGATCCTGCAGTCCGCCGTCGAGATTGAACTGCAGGCCATTCTCGACGCGGGCGCGCCCAAGAATATTGATGAGGCACGCGACCTGCAGCATCGCGCAAAATCAATGGCGCGGATCGCTGGCGAATGGGCAGAGCTGCTGCGCGATCAGGCCGGGGAAGCGGCCAGCAATGGCTAGGCGATTGATCGCCGCTGTTGATCGGGCCGCGCCTGCGGCGGCCCTATTCAGCTGGGCGGCTGCGCTCGGGTTCGGCTCCGCGTGGGCTTATGGGCTCGCGTGGGCGGGACGCCCATTCGCGGTGGCCGTGGGGGCCGCCGTCATCCTGACGCTAACCATTATCGCCCGGGAGGAAAGCTAGTGACCTACCAAATCAGCGAACGGCCCGCGCCGTTACCGTATCCAGACAGGCAGTCGATCCGCAGGCCGGAGGACGCAGCCGCCATGCTGGCCAGCTGGGCCAACAAGCCTCAAGAGCATTTTGTGCTGCTGCCGGTCGACGCCCGGCACGCCCCGATCGGCAAGCCCGTTGCCGTGTTCAAGGGTTCGCTGAATGCTTCGCTTGTCCACCCCCGGGAAGTGTTCCGGTTGGCCATTGTCCGGCGCGCCTGCGCTATCATCGTGGCGCACAATCACCCAAGCGGCGACCTGCGGCCGTCCGGCGACGATATCGAATTGACGCGGCGGCTGCACACCGTGGCCGATATCGTCGGGATCCCCCTTCTGGACCATATCATCCTATCTCAGCTGGGCCATTGCAGCATGCGCGAGCATCACCCCGAAGCATGGCGGCCCGTGTCCCTGGCGAACGACTGAGCAGCTCACGGGGGCCGCAGGCATGCAGCTGCGGCCCCACTAAAAAGGCGGCGATATAGTGACTACCTTAGAACGAATCGGAGCGGCTTTGCCGGCGGCGCGTGGGCTATCGGTGGCGCAGCTGCTGCAGGTAATCGGCGGCGAATGGTCAAAGCCCGGGAAAATGCCTTGCCCGTCATGGTCGATTGACTCGGCCCATTGCAAGGTTGGCGGCGTGCTGGCAAAGATCCCCGGCACGGTCTGTCACAAGTGTTATACGTTCGGCCGCCGGTATCAATTCCCCAGCGTCAAGCTGGCCATGGCGCGGCGGCTCGCGGCGTTTGACGCGGATCCGATCGGCTGGGCCGCCGCGCAGGTCGTGCTTATGGAAAGGCGCAAGCTGGACCGGTTCCGTTGGTTTGACTCCGGCGACCTGCAGAGTGTTCAAATGTATCAGTGCATTGCCGGGATCGCTGCCTTGACACCGTTGGTGGCGCACTGGCTCCCGACGCGGGAAGATGCGGCCCTATCCCGTGGGCCGGATCCGACTCCAAACCTTTGCGTGCGGCGTTCGGCCGCATGCGTGGGCGACCTGATCGATATCGGCCTGCCGTCCAGCTCGGTCAATTGCCCGGGCGGCTTTGACTGTCCAGCTACGTTCACCACCGACAAAACCAAACGCACCTGCGCCGCCCATAATTGCGTGGCATGCTGGCTGCCTGCCGTTCGCCGTGTCAACTATCTGCAGCACTGAGGGGGGATCATGAAAATGGCTGAACACAACAGCGATCTTTGGAACCGTGCCCAAGCGGCCGGAGCCGAAGCGGCCGAAGCGGCCCAGCCGCAAATGATCGGGATCGCCGGACGGCCTGAGTACGGCACGTTCCCTATCTGCGGTTTCGCTTGGGTCAAGGTAACGCCTGGCACCTGCGGATTCGCCAAATGGCTGAAGGCCGCAGGCCTGGCATCCCCGAGCTACAGCGGGGGCGTGGATGTTTGGGTGTCTGAGTACAATCAGAGCTTCGACCGCAAGCTGGCATACGCCGAAGCGGTTGCGCGAGTGCTTCGGGACGCAGGCCTGCAAGCTGTCGCCGGCTCGCGGCTGGACTAGGGCCACAATCGGGGGGAGCTGCGGCTCCCCCCAGCAAGGAGGGGGAATGAGCAAGCGAGACAACAGTGCAGCCCGAGCGGGCCAGAGCCCGGAGCCGCTGATCGCCCTGCGTGACATCCTGAGCGCGGTTAGTGGCGTGTGCAGCGCGGACTGCGAAGGTTGGAAGTGCAATCTGGAGCGGGGCCATCAGGGGCCTTGTGTCGCGTGGGACGAGGAGAGCCACGAGTGCTACGCAGTGTGGTACGCGGGCCGCCTCTTTGAATGCCGGGAGGTCTGAACATGAACAAGCCGAAGAGCAGAGCCAAGCGTCTGGAAGAGGCCTGCAACAAGATCCGGTCCGCGTGCGATGTCATGCGCGAAGCGAAGGAAGAGCTTGAAGATCTGGGCACCGAGTACAGCGATTGGTACGACAACCTGCCCGAGAACCTGCAGGCGGCACCCTCGGGCCAGAAGGCCACCGACGCGGCCAGCGACATCGACAACTACTGCGACGATGTCGAGAACGCGGCCAGTGACGCCGAGAGCGCGTGCGACAGTCTGGAGGGCATCGACCTGCCGCTGGGCTTCGGGAGGGACTAGCATGGAAGAGAACCGGGAAGCCACCGCAGACATGCTGTGGGAAGCGTTCATGGTCATGGCCGACAACGGGTGCCACGATGATATGGCGCACTCCCTGCGGGCTGTGGCCCTCGACACGCGGATGCGGCTGGTGCTGGGCCTGCAGATGCTCAACCTGCTGGAGGAGGTCGGCGGCGTGTGGTGGCGGTGCGACGCCGACCACATGAGCCTGCGCGAGCAGCTGCTGCTGGCCTCGACCTACCACTGGGAGTGCGCTCATGAGATCATGAGCCAATCGTGGGACGAAGTGAACGAGGAGCTACAGGATGTCCACAACAAAGCAACCGAAGCGGGAAGACCAGCGAGCGATAGCAGCGGCGACTGACATCCACGATGCGCTGGTCAACCTGTGCGCGGCGGTGCGTGAGCTGGACGCACCGTTCGCCATGCGCGATGCGGTTGACCAGCTGGATGACAAGCTGACGCGACTGTGCCGGGCGCGACTGACGCGGGGAGCGTTCATCGCGAGCGGACACGGCCACCCCGACGACGAGTAACACGAACAGGAAGGGATCCGACATGCAACTCACATGCGCGAACTGCAAACGCCTCGGGCGCGAGATGAACGTCCTGACGATGACCTGCACCGGCAACGACAAGCTGGACTGCATCGCCACCCAGCGCGACAACGCGATCGCCCAGCTGGAGAACGTCCTGGCACAGAACAGGGTCTATGTCAAGAAGGAGGCCGAGAGGTCCGAGGCCCTCGCGCCCAAGCGGTACAACACCGTGACGCCCGAGTACCCCACCTTCATCGACTGCAAGCTGATCAGCCACAAAATGGAGTCGCGCAACTTCCACTACTGGATGCGGGAACATTGGTACACGGTCGCCGGAGATCTGGAGATGTGCAACAACGGCTTCCACTTCTACCGGCACCCGCTCTTCGCTGAGATCTTCGGCACCCTGCACCGCACACAGTGGGACACCGAGCTGCTGGTGCGGATCGAGACCATGGGCGAGGTCATCCACGATGGGTGCCGGAAGTCCTGCGCGAAGTCGATGCGCGTGACCAGCGACATCGAGCGCGACCAGTACAAGCTCACAGACGAGGACCGCAGGCTGATCGGCCGCATGGCCATGATCGGGGCCTGCGACGAGCTGCTCAGTGAGGAGGCCGTTGGCTGGCTGGCGATGCCGCCCGAGATGCAGCGTGACGGCCACCAGATCGCGACGGTTCACCGGGCGCACAACGATGCCATGCGCGGCCTGCCGGTCGAACACCCGCGCTACCACGCCATGCGTGGCGTGAACTACATCATCGACGCGCACAGGCGCACCATGGAGCCCACCTACGGGCTCGCGTGCGGCCTGTCGCAGATGACGCTGGCGAAGATGTGGGGCGAGGACGGCGACAAGCAGCTCCTGAAGATGGCGCTGCGGGCTCATGCCATCAACCGCGCCGAGGTGAAGTGAGCCCCCAGAAGGGCATCGTGACGGCGGTGGCGTGGCTGGGCCTTGTGGCCTGGCTCGCCACCCCGCTCCTCATCGTGGCGTGGGGATACGGATATGCCTGGGCCGGCCCCTATTCAGTGGGCTGCCTAACCGTCGCCTTGGGATCATGGATCATCATCAGAAGGGAGGAGAGGTAACATGGACCGCGAGGAACACATCCACATGGTGAGACAAATGTGTAACCAGAACCGAGAGCGGCTCATTGCCGAGATCAAGAATGGCTGCATCCCCCGCGAGTGGACGGGTGCCGAGCTGAAGCTGCTGCTCAGTGAGCGGTTTGGTGCGGGCACCGGCAGCCTCAACCTGTTCCAGAAGTCGCAGTACTACCTCACCCGTTCAAAGCAGTACCTGTAGGAGGGGCATCATGCAAGAAGTCAACTCGGTAGTCACCCAGCAGCTCATCGTCCTGAAGAAGGCCATCGAAAACAACGCAGTCGAGACGCAGAGCGAGATCCTCGACGGCCTGATGGCCGCGACCATGGAGTGCAACGCCACCACCAAGAAGGCCATCGAGATGCTCGGCGGCTGCGGGCCGTGCGGGTTCATGTTCCAGATGTCCCAGGCCCCGCTCATCGTGGACATGTACATGGCGCAGACCAAGCTGATCATCCTGCTGTACAAGCAGCTGGACGCCATGCACGGGGCCATCACCGAACTCGAAGACGAGCTGGAGGGTTGACATGATCTTCGAGTACGCCACCGTGCCGGCCCGGTTCAAGCCGCTGGTCAGCCTGTACAACTACGAGTCCAAGGGTGTGGCGTGGGAGAAACGTGTGACGTTCTTCCATGACCCCGCCGTGGATGAGTACTGCGTGCGGGTGATCAGGAGCCCCCGCGTGACCGGAACATGGCCCATCGATGTCCACTACCTCGACCGCGACGAGGCGGAGAAGATCATCATCCGCCTGCAGCCGCAGAAGCTCACCTACAGGAGGAAGCCCCGCTCCCGTGCCTGGCAGTCGGCAGTGGAAGCGGGACTTCGCGCCATGCTCCGACGCAAGCCGGAGATCTAGTTCGCGTCCTGGTGCGACTCCAAGACCACCGGGTCACTGGGCGGGGTTGGCTCGATAGCCAGCCCCGCTTCGTACCAGGCCTGCTTGGCCGTGTGGTCCGCGAGCTTGGCCACGGCGTCCAGCGACCACTGCATCGCATCCTTGGTGGCCTCGGGCGAGGGCCTGGTCGCGATCTGCATCGAGGTCTCGACGGTCGAGAGCGTGACCTTGTTGGAGTCCAGCACCACTGCGCTGAGTCTGAGCGTCAACTTTCCCATTCCGATCTCCTTCTCAGTTCCAGACGGGTTTGCCACAAGCGGCCGGCTTCTTCCAGGTGTACGGGTCACTGGTCACAGACCAATCACCCTGATGGCCGTCGATGTCCACGCCGGCCACGCGGCATTCGACGGCAACAGCGGTAGGGATGGCGAGGTTGAACGTGCTGGTGGTGGGATTGGGCGTTGCCGTTGTCCATCCAGCGGCCCCGACAATGCGCCACTGGAGGATGTACGACACGGCCTCGCTGTAGACGGGCGTCACCGCGGGGGCCGTCCATGTTACGGTCTTGGTGACGGCGGTCTGCGCGGTCACGGTGATCGGCAGCAGGATTGCGACGGCTACTGCCGCCATTAGGATTCGCTTCACTTCTCGACCTCCTGAATGATGCCGCGGATCTCGGGCCACGGGTTGATATTGCCGTGGCTCTCGCTGTCGATCAACTCCACCAGCCTGTCCCACTTCTCCTTGTCGATCACGACCACCTTGTCACTCAGGAGGAACCCGCAAGTCGGGCAAGTCTTGGTGTTCATTGCCCCTCCCCACGCGCCTCGACGCTGCGGAGCGTGATGATGACGCGAACGAGCGCGTCGATGTCCGCCTGCAACCGCAGGCAGCGCGGGCACGCTAGTTCTTGTTCACGCCCATCAGGCGCATCATGATCTTTTTCAACCACTTCGGCATTGCTAACCCCCTCAACTCTGTCTGCAAGTTTGTTCTGCCAGTCGCGCTCATCATCCCAGACACTCATCCCTCCCCCTCCCCGCCGCCGAAGAACTGGTCGAGGATGGCGAAGTCATCGGCGAAGAACGCCGACCTGACAAGATCACCGCGCCGACGCCAAGCGAATTTCGCCCTCGTCCAATCGGCACCAGCCTGCTCGGCGCGTTCGTTCGCCCTCGCCAACTGGGCATCCTTCCTCTGAACCTCGGCCAAGAACCGATCAGCCTCGGCCAAGGCGGCGTCGATGGCTCCCATCATATCCCGATGCCACGTTGCCGGGGCAAGGGTGTGATATTGCTTCTTGATCGCCTTGATCTTCTCCACCATGCTCACGGCTCCCCTCGCACCTTCCTGATGGCGGCGTCCACAACGTCCCATCCGTACCGCGACATCATCGCCGTCAGGCCAGTCTGCGGCACGGACTCAACGAGTTTGGTTTTCATCTGCTCACTCAGCGGCCCCTCGTATCGCGCCAGCTTGGCCTTGAGAGCGGCGACAGTAGCCTCCGACTTGATGAGCAGGTTGCGAAATGCGTCGATGTGAACGTCCTTATCCCTGCACCCTTCGCAGCTAGTCACGGCCTTCCTCCTCGCGGATGATGTGCATGATCTCATCGGCCAAGCTCCATGTCCTCGATCTTCAGTTGCAGTGACACCAGGCGGGCCACCATGTCCTCCTGCATGCGGAAGGCCCGCGCCAGGCGTAGCTGGGTGTCAGTGAGCTGCTCCTCCAGGCACTCTTCCCGCGTGTGGTAGAACAGCTCCGAGATGTGCCCGCAATCAGGGCAGATCCTGCAGTTCAGATCCATCCTCGTCCTCCACGATGGGGTAGGCCACTGTGGCCCCGTTCTCGACGACCACAAGCCATCCATCTTCCGGTTCAGACATGGGGCCAGGACAGTCACAGTCGGCCCAGTGTTCATCGCACCTGGGGCATACTGGTTCCTCGCACATGGGACAAAGTGGACAGTCCCAGGCGCACAGGACGTTGACTGCCTGGCCCGTAACTCGGAACTTCACGGGCGATTCCTGTTGGACTGAACGTCCTGGATCAGCCGGCGAAGCTCTTCGATGCACTCATGCGCCCACCGGTACGGGTCGGCCCGCATGTAGGCCGGGTAGTCGTTGCGGTTCACGAAGCGGAGGCCCCAGTAGTTGGCGGCGTCCCTGACCCCGTCTTTGTCTTCCATCAACGCTCGCTTTCGTCGCCTGTCATCTCGGACATGGCGTTCCATCCGGCCTCTCCGATGAGCAGGCAGATGGTGGTGACGTAAAGGTCTTGGCTGGGCATGGAGCGGGCCGAGCGGTGGATCGCATCGATCATCGAGATCGCCAGTTGCCGGCAGTCATCGGCGATGTCCACGTTGTGCTGGGCCAGGATCGTGGACACGATCTCGGTGGCGGCCGAATGGGAGATGGTCGCGAGAACCTTCAGGTCATCGTGGACGATCTCAAAGCGGGTGCGGTCCTTTTCAAACAGAGCCATGTCATTTTCCTTCCCGGGCTCGGATGACCAACCTCTGGTAGAGCTGGTTGAACGATTCGTCTGGTTCCCCGCCAGGCGACTTCTCTTCCATCTCTACCAGAATCCTCGGCCGGCACAAAGCAAGAAGTTGATCCATCTGCTCGACCTGCCGCTCAAGCAGGCCGACGATGGTGCGGATGTCAGACGTAGAAGCTGGCACCGATGGTCTCCCATTCCGACCAGTTGATTTTGTCCTCGACGCCCTGGGCCCTGGCCACGGCCCGGAAGTCGTTCGCCCACTCGTTCAGGGTGGATTGCCCCCGAGCGTACCGCATGAAGTGGGGCATGACGGCCTTGCCCAGCTCGACCTCCCAATCCTCGACCCTCTCCGAGGGGGGAGGTGGTGCCGGATACATCTCCTCCTGGCGGGCCCTGCAAGCCCCCAGGAACGCTCCTCGGCTTGGGAGGGTCACTGAGCCGTCCCAGAGGTCGTGCATCGCTCTCCGAGCCGCCCAGGCGTTGTATGGCAGCAATCCGCGGCACCAGTGCTTCTGCGCCTCGTCCGGCATCTTCCTGCCGTAGTAGGCCAGCATGTCCCGCATGATCAGCATGGCTTCGTCCAGGGTCATGATTCACCCAGTTCCTTTCGCAGTTCCTCCATCCAGGCCGGATCCTTCGACCGGGTGGACCCGAGCTGCAGGTAGCTCTCCATCTTGCCCGTGAACAGGGTGTGCGGCCGGAGGTAGGGCAGCATCTTCTCGTCGGTCCCCCACTGCGCGAGCATGATCTCGCAGACAGCGGCGAACTCTGGCTCCCGCATACCCTCGCTCCACCTGGCCCTGATCAGCCGGTCGATGGCCTTGTTGACCGGCTTGGTCGAGTATGGCCTCACGGGCTTCACGATGTCGTTGAATAGCGACACGATCTTAGCCACTGGAATCGGCGACCCCCCCCTTGGGGGGACTGGGGGGTTCTTCTTCTTATCTGCTTCTGCTTCTGCTTCTGCTTCTGCATCCGTAACAGGATTTACGTCACCCGTAGCGTAACGTGTTACGTTCTTGTTACGCTCCCTGTAACGGCGCATTCTCAGGGCTTCGTGGGACAACTGGCTGTCATCAAATCCGATAACCTTCCCGTCGTTGTCGAGCAGGCCCGCCTTGATGAGGTCGGAACGCACCGTAATCCACCGCTTCTTCCGCATAGAAAGATGGGCCAAAGTGAAACACTCAGGCGCACTTTCGAGGCGTTTTTTGGCCAGCAAAAGCAGGCAAACGAACGCCCAGCGGTGATCGTTTGAGGGCAGTTGGACGAATTTCGCCGAAGTCAGGAGCGAGGTGTGGAGCTTCAGCCAGGCGTCATTGGGCATCAGAATTCACCTCCTTGTGAACCTCGTCGTGGCACTTCTCGCACAGGGGCATGAGCCGCGAGGGGTCATGCAACACCCTCTCGATGAACAGGTCGACCAGGCCCGGCCAATCGATCCCGTCCATGTGGTGAACCTCGACGTACACCTCGCGGCCCTTCGCCCTGGACTGCTTCACATGGCACTTCTCGCAGCAGTACCCGGTCCGCTTGAGGGCCTCCGAACGCTCCCGGGACCGCATCCAGACCTGCCGGAAGGCAGACTTGATGACTGACCTGGGAGTCGTTCGGAGCTTCTTGCCCATCAGTACACCCCGTCGTCTTCGCTCGGGGCCTCGGGGCCGGGATCGGGAGTGCCGCCGGCGCGGGGATCCCACTCGGCCGCCCAGACCAGCAGGTACTCCATGTTGTGCTTCTGGCCGTCCTTCTCCCAGCTGTCGGACGCCCAGGAGCCCTGGAGCCAGACCATCTGGCCCTTGGTGACATGGGCCGCCATCGCCTCCGCGACCTTGCCCAGAGCCCGGCAGCGCACCCAGGTGGTCCTCTCCCCACCCTTGCCGAAGCTCTTGTTGGCGATCGAGAAGTCGAGGCGGCCCGCGCCGGTGGTCTGGGTCCGCTTCAGCTCAAGCTCCCGGCCCAGACGCCCTGAAATGAGAACGAAGTTCATTAGATCTCCCCCCGCGCACGCTGCTCGGCGATCAACTGCAAGTCCATATCCTCATCGGAAGCCCTCTGGCTGGCCTCCTCCAGAGAGAATCCCTCCTCGGCCTCCACATCCAGCGGCGAGAGCCCGGGAGGCTCTGGGAGGTCACGGAGGCGCTCCAGGATGCCTCCCTGCTTTTTGGCCGTCTGCTCCATGACCCGAACGTCGGCGTCATCCATCCACTGGAACTGGTCGCGGTCCACCTCGTCGGACAGGCCGATGCCCAGGGCCTCGCGCACGCACTGGCAGTAGGCCTTCATCCGCAGCCGGTGGTAGGGCCGCGCCCGCCAGTTGTCGCCGGACACGAACCACTCGGAGAAGAAGGCCTTGTAGACCGTGGGGCTCCGGCCGGCGGACGGCACCCAATCGGCCGTGGCCTCGATCCAAGCCGGCACCTTGTGGGCGGTGCCAGGAACCTGAACCAGCTCGTCGGACTCCCGGAATGTGATCCCCATCAGGCCCGAGCCGTGGGCGCGGCGCACCTGGGCCACCCACCCGTCGTACCCGAGCATGACCTGCAGCTTGCCCTGGCTCATGAAGGCGTGCAGCTGCTTGAGCAGGGGGTCGAGGTCGTACTTGTTCATGATGTGCATGACCACGGCGACCTCCTCCTTGGTCGCCGGGCCGTCGTTGCGGCCCTTGGAGATCATCGTCTTGGCCACCAGGTCGAACATGCGGTTCGGGTCGATCCCGAACTTGCTCGCCACGGTCTCGGTCAGCGAGAGCTTCACCGGCGGTGCCGCCGCGGGCGCGATCACGGCAGGAGCCCAGGCCGCGCCGACGAACTGCTTGCCGGCGGTGGTCAGCCCGGTCGGCTTCTCCCCGATCATGCCCGTGAGCAGCCCGTCGACGATCATGCCGTTGAGGTAGCTCTGCAGCTTGACCGGGGCGAGCCCGGTCAGCTTCCGCAGGTCGGCGTTCGATGGCATCGGCTTGCTCAGAGCGTGCCGGTCATGCATGGCCTGCAGGATCAGCAGGTCAGTGGCTTCATCCCTTTGCATGGGCGATCTCCTCCTTGAAGTCCCCGTAGAACGTGGGGATGAATGCGCGGTACGAGGTATCGGTGTAGAAGTTGGACGGCAGGTATCCGGCGGCCATCTTCGCCACCAGATCCTGGTCCCCGCTCCTGATGGCCTTGCACAGCTCGTCGGTCCAACGCGAGAGCTTCTCGCCCTGGTAGGACCGGCGGGGCTTGGAGTGCTTGTACGAGATCCGAATGCCGCCGGACGCCATCGACACCAGGCCTAGGCCCTTCTCGTCCAGGATGGCCTTGATCTTGTCGAGGACGGCCTCCTCGGCGGCCTCGGCCATCAGGGTGTCAGCGCGGGCCGACACGAAGATGTCCGCCAGCTCGTCGTAGGCGGCCCCGGTCAGGTACACCAGCTCGGTGTTGATGTTGGGGACCACCAGCGGCTCCACGGCCTGGGGCGGCGGCGTGTCGTTCACCACGCAGGCCCAGAACTCGTCGATGCGCGGCAGCATCTGCTCGATGAACGCATCGTCCCGCTTGATGTCGAAGTCGATGACCTCGTTGTTCTCGTAGTCGTAGACGGCGAACCCGAGCCACGGCATCCCCGACAGGAACATGCCGCACTGGGCCTGGAAGATGTAGTCGTCCGGCAGGCCGGTCTCCAGGTACGACCGCACCGTGCGCGGGTCCGGGGCCTTGAACTCCAGCAGGCCCTTCTCCATGGTCGGGATGTCGGCCGGGATGCGGCCGGGGATGTAGTTCGTCAGCCCATCGGCGTGGTACTTCAGCCAGGGGCGGCCGGTGGCCTCGCCGGTGAACTCCGCCTGCCGCCGGCGCACGCCGCGGATGGTCTTCTTGTTGTAGAGCTTGGCGATGATCGGCTCCATGTCGTGGCCGCGCTGCATGCGGGGGGTCTGAACCTTCCCTGGCATCCGGCCGGTCTTGTACTCCCACAGGTCGTGCCGGGTCATCCACGGGGAGAACCCGAGCGCGGCCCCGATGTCGCTGCACCCAAGGTAGGTGCGCCTGTCACCCAGATTGGACATGAGCTACCTCTCAATCAGGAAGGAGACCTTGCACTGCAGGGCCTGTGCGAGCTTGCACAGGGACGGGACGGTGACGCTCTCGGCGATGAGCATGCGCTCCAGCTGGGAGAAACCGATGCCCATGGCCAGGCGCAGCTGGTTGATGTTCGCGAAGCCGCGGCTGGGCATCAGGCCCAAGACGCGCTCGCGCCGTTCGATCGGGGAGATGAAGAGGTCTTCGTAGGTAGGTTTACGCTTGGACACAACTTCCCCTTTCGGGGTTGGAGTTGGAGCGCCCAAGGCGTAAGTCGCATGAAGTCTTGCGTTTACCGCCCTGGGCATCGGCGGCGGCGGATGTGGCGTCCGCGTGAGGGGGGAACTTATAACGGATTTTGGAGCCTGTCAACAGGCAAAACGAAGGAGGAGCAGCCGCCACGCCGCTCCTCCCTGCCCAGAATGGAGCCGAAGCTCCAAGCCCGGATGGTATCCCAGTGGCACCGGGCTGTCAAGTTGACCCCGCCGGTATGGTTTGCCGACCGCTGACCCCCTCTCGGTTGTCAGGCCGGCGGGGCCGTTCCTACTTGCGGCCCTTGCCGACGTCCATGGCCTCGTCCAGGATCTGCTCGATGGCCAGGGCCAGCTGCGATCCCTCGACCAGGGTCAGGTTGTCGTCGACCGTCACCTCTTCGGCCAGGTCGGCGAAGCTGACCAGCTTCTCGCCCAGCTCGCGCAGCTGCTGCGCCCGGAAGCGCACCTCGCCAACGTCGCCCTCCTTGATGGCGAAGCTGACCTGGGCCGCGATCATGGGGAGGAACGTGCCGATCACGCCCAGCTTGCCCAGAATCTTCGCCCACAACGACGTCAGGAAACTCATTCCTTCACCTCCGGCTTCTTCTTCCTCTTGAACAGGTCGGCCACGAATTTGGCCGCGCCCTTGACGCTCTTGTAGATGCCGATGCTGACGAGGCCCATCAGGGCACCCGCCTGGGCCGCCTGGTCTCCGCCCAGCTCGTCGCCGCCGGCGTACCGCTTGTACAGCGAAGCCGCGGCGATCGCGCAGACCGGACCCAGGATCTTGTCCCACTCCTTGTCGCCCGTGATCTTCGAGTCGCCGGCCGCCTTGCCGACGGCTCCACCGGCGATGCCGATGGCGATTCCGACCATGTCCATCACGCGACTCCCATCGCCTGCCACCGCTTGGAAGCGGTGATCACCTTGTCGACGTACCGCTGGTTCGTGAACTCCTTGCCTCCAGGCCGGAAGCTCACCGAGCCGGCGTTGTACGAGGCCGCCGCCATCTCGGGGTCGCCCCACCGCTTCAGCAGGGACTTCAGGACGACGGTCCCGACCCACACACCAGTGGCCGGGTCACACAGCGAGGTCAGGAAGCGGCCCCCGTAGCCATGCTCTCGGGCCACCGCTCCCATGACCTGCATCAGGCCCCAGCTCGCCTGCTGGCCCCACCACTCGGCGTCAGTGTCGGCCCCGGCAGGCGCACTGAAGTCATCCGGCGGGAACTCGCTGCAGTCCTCCGCCTTCGTGATGGCCCGGAAGGGGCGCTGATTCTTGAAGTCCCACAGCCAGTGGTACTTCGGCTCCGGGTTGTACGCCCAGGTGTCGCCGGACGACTCGGTCTCGATCACGCCCAGGATCAGCGCGAGGCTGACCCCCTGGGTGGTCGATTCCTTCCTGGCCATGTCTACGATCGAGTCGGTGATCATTTTCCCCTCCCCAAAAGGTCGTCGATGATCTTCGTGTTCCGCTCCACCTGGGAGCTGATGGCCGAATCCTTGACCTCATGCTGCCGGACGATCTCGGCCGTTGCCTTCAGCAGCCCGGCGGTCGCCAGGCCGTTGACGGTGTTCTCGGTCGTCTGACGCTCGACCGCCGACAGCCGCACCTCCAGGGCCGAGGCCAGGGCCGTCGTCGCCGATAGCCGCTCGAAGGCGACACCCAGGCCGATCACCACGCCCAGTATCATCAGGGCCTTGTAGACTCGATCAAGCATGGGCGACCTCCTAGAATTCAATGTCATCGACGGATTCCTGGGCCTTGGGACGCTGCACGAACGGCCCAAAGAAAGTAGCCCATTCCGTGCGATCGTCATAGCCCTCAGTGGCCGTCGTGGTTTTGTATTCCAGGCGGTACGTCTGCCCCACAACCAGGCCCGTCAGGACCGGCCCGTCAGCAGGCGCTGCCGACGTTGAGGTGTCCTCATCGACGACCTGGCCCGTCCAGGTATTCACGCACCGCACCGTGATGGATGCAGTCACGCCGGCCGGCCAGTACGTCGACCACACGCGGGCCGACACGCCAGCGGCCGTGACCGAAGACGACGTCGGGGTGTTGTAGTTCTTCGCCGCGGCGTTCGCAATGGTGATCGCCGTCCCTGCCGAGTTGACGTTGCCGTCCTTGTCGGTGACGTATAGGTACGCGCCGCCATTGGCGAACGACCCGGTGTTGGCCGGGAACGTGACCGTTCCATCGGACCACGACGCAGCGTTCTGCGTCTCGCGGTGCGTGCAGGCTTCGTAGGTGTCCATGTTGCCGATCTCAACGCGGGCCCACGACGGCGAGGCGTACATATCGTCGAAGTACACATGGTTGTCGTCGGTGGACGGGTCGCCACAGCTATTGAACCAGCCGAGGCCGTAGATCCGCTTATTGACCGTGTTGGTCGAATGCGTCATCAGCGTGTTCTTCTCAAAGTAAATCTGGCCGTCGATCCACCAGCGCACCTGCCCGTCCTGCGTCAGGAGGCCGCTGCCCTCCTGTGTCTCCCATTGCATACAATGCCACTGGCCGTCGTCCCACGCTTCGTAGTCATGGCCATAGTTGTAGGTGACGTCCTGCGCCGCTCCGCTCGGGGCCTCAACCTTGAAGATAATGCCGCCCGTCCACCCCTCGGTAGAGGTGACGATGCTCTCTGGCGTGCTGTCCGTTGACCACACCCGGTACAGTTTGATGTTCGCCAGATGCGACCCAAGCGCTTGCTGCGTTGCGACGGTTCCCCAGTCGAAGTCAGGGTCGATCTTGAACCAGTACTGACCGAACCACTTCGGCGCGTTGGACCCGAACGACTTCGTGGCCCACTCTCCGTTGCTTTCTGCGCCGACGAAGTTGGTGGTCGTGTTGTATGCGCTAAGAGCGTGGCGGGCGTTGGCTCCCGACGGAGCGACCGTGATCGAGCCGGCTGGATTCCCGGTTGGATCTCCGGTCCATCCAGAAGCAAAGCCACCGGCCTCCATGTTGTCGTACATATCCGACGCCACATCGAACGTGCCAAACCCGCTTCCGGTTACGGTGATGGTGTTGCCGTAGTTAAACGTCCCCGAGACGCCGGAGATGGTGACGCTGGTGGGGCTGACCGTCCGCCACACGGCGCTCTGCTCGTTGGAGTACGGAGAAATGCCGGTCGTCGCGCTCACGGCCTTCACCCGGTAGTAGTACGTCTGGTTCTCGACGGCCCCGGAGTCGAAGTAGGTCGTCGCCGTGGTGGTCGAGTCGATCTGGGTCGTCGGGCTGGACGCCGTGTCGCGGAAGATGCGGTATTTATCCGCACCGGACACGGCATTCCATGTCAGCGTGATGCCGCTGGTGCCGCCGGATGCCGAAGCAAGAGCCGGAGGCGCGGTCGTAGCCGGGCCGAACCCAGCCGGGACGCCTACCGTGTAGTTGTGCAGGATCTCCTGGTCGGTCATGGCGCGGCTGTACGCCGCCACCAGGTGAACCTCGCCGTTCCATGGGCGGTCCACGACGTTCTCATTGCCGATGGCGATGGGGTACGTCGTTACCCAGCTTGCCAGCGTGGCCGTGGCCGGTGCCGACTGCGACAGGCTCCCGTTGATGTAGACGCGGTGGATGTTGTCAGCCCCCCGCGTGTACACAACCTGCGTGAGCGCGGCAGACAGCGACCCTGACGACGTGTTGAATGGCGTGTCGGTACGCACCCGAGTCACAATGCTCGTCGTCGGGTATCCGTTCGTGTCGCCGTGGCCGAGCATGATGTTGCGGTTGTTGTTGTCGGCCGACAGCGCGAAGATGCGGGCCGGGCCCTGCTGCGGCGATGTCGTCGGCTTGATCCACATCTCGATGCTGACGCCGCCCGACGCGATGGCCGCCGAGGTAATCTTGGAAGCCGCCGCGCTCTGGAGCCGCGCACCGCCAGAGATGTTGATTGCATACGGGGTCCACGACGCCGTGCCGGGAGTGACCAGCGTGAGGTCAAGCGCGGGGGCCACGCCAGAAACATCGGGCACCGTCGTCCCGCTCAACCCGTCGAACTCCCACAGCGCGGCGAGTCCGTCCGTGATGCGGTTGCTGATCGGCGGGGCGGGATTCGTGTTGGTGACGAAGTTGGACGGAACGCTCTCAGACGCGCCAAACAGGGCCGTGACGCCGTAAACGAACGTCGAGTCCGCAGTAGCGTTGTTGTCCGTGTATGACGTCGCCGTGGTTCCTTCGTCGTACTCATTTCCGGCGGCGATGAGCGCGATGATCGCCACCGGGTTCGTGCTTCTGTAGACGAGGTATCGCGTCAGTCCGACAACGGACGACGGTGCGGTCCAGTTAAGCAGGGCCTTGCCTGACGACGGCGCGTTGGCGAACACAACGAGGCCAGTTGGCGCAGCCGCCTGCTGTCCCACCCACGATGCCGCCGCGTAGTTCGATGGCAGGGACCGCAGCATGTCGTTGTCCACGGCCTTAACGTAGTAGATGTAGAACTGGCCCGACACCGCCGATTCGTCGTCGTAGTTGCTGACCGTGGTCGAGTCGATCTGGGCGTAGCTGGCGCCGTCAATCGACCTGAAGATCCGGTAACGCAGGAAGTCAACCGGCTGGGTTCCGCCCCAGTCGAGCGCGATCAGGCCGGTTCCGCCAGCGGCCGTGAGGCCCTCTGGGGCCGGGGGTGGCGCGAGGTCGGTCGGCGTTTCGCACTCGGACGAGCTTTCAAACCCGACGACACCGCTGGTGCTGACGGGCACCACGATGTAGCAGTACGAGGTCGAGTCGTTTGCGGCCGTGGTGTCGCGCCACGCCCAGTGGCCTGCCGATGTCTCCGTGTCCTGCGCCAGCACCACCTTGAACAGGTCGCCGCCGTCAGTGTCTCGGTAGATGTTGAAGCGGTTGATGTTGCCGGGGGCAGGCGAGATAGCCCACTCCAGCGTAACCGTGTTGTCGCCGGGGTACACCGCAATCTGCGGCGCAGCGATCCTCGTCGGGTCGCTGGAACGCGGCCAGTACTGCGACCGCGTGAGCGTGTCGTTGGGTGCCGCGATGGTCTTGGACTGCATCATGAACGGCCACACCGCGTACTCGTCGGTCGAGTTCAGGGTGTTCCTGCCAAGCACCAGCTTGCCGTACATATTCGACCAGCGCGTCATCAGCGTGTCGGTGGCCGCCCCGCCCTCCTTGTACGACCAGTCGATGAACGTGCCCGGATCGGGCAGGCGCATCGGAAGCGGTGGCAGGTCGATGTTCGCATGGTAGTCGGCGTTGTTGGACGACGCGCAGATCCACATATCGCCAGCCAGCGACAGCGGCTCGCTCATCTTCTGCTGCTCGGCACCGTCCATCGTGTGTGTCTGGAACAGGCGCATGACCGGGGCGACCTGCGCGTGCGTGAACTTCTCGTTGATGGCGAACTCTTGCGTCCACTCGGCCTCGGTGTTCGTGGGGCCGGGCGTCCAGCGGTTCCAGCCCTCGTTCATGAACCCGTCGCAGAGGGCGGCAACATCGTCGTCGTAGGTGTTGGGCTCGGGGTTCTCGGCGCGGCACAGGTCGCTGTTCGGGACGATCAGGATGTTCTGGAGGCCGTTCTTGGCAAGCTCACGTCGCATGGCGACGATGAAGTTCTTCATGTAGGTGTCCCAGTGGCCCTTGGCGTTGTCGCTGTCGTGGTACGCAGTATCCGTTTCGCCTTGGACAACAAGGTCAACGTCGCTGTATCCCGCCGCGTGGTTGGACGAGTCATTCCAGAAGTCGTACCACTCAAGGTCGCGGGTCAGGTCGTCTACGAAGAACCCGGTGTACTCGCTCCGCAGGCTCTGGTCAACGGTGGCGACGTATGCGTCCACCCACATCTTCGCCACATCGTTCGACGTTCCGATGGGGTCGGTGATGAAGTTGACGATGGTGCAGCCGGGGTACGACTGGGACCGGGCAATGTGGAAGGTCATGTCAACCATGAACCCGCCGGTTGAGTCACCGGGGATGCACTTGGCCTTGGAGTAGTCCATCATCTGCCTGTACGGGTGCGATTCCGGCATGAGGTGCGAGTCCCACGGCATCTGCCAAGGGTGGATATACGTCAGCCAGATGAAGTCTGGGTTGCGCACCCGAATCTTGTCCACCAGCCCGACGTAGAAGCGGTTGTTGCTGGTGTTGCCCTCAAAGTTGAACGGGCCGCCAACGAGGCAGTCGAACCTCGACATCGAGTCGATCTTGGCGTCCAGCACGTTGCCGTTGCCGTCCAGCCATGCATTGCGTGGGTCCGCGAAGAACGTCGCGAAGTAGGCCGGGCGCTGGATGGCCTTGATGGTGCCGGGGAACGTGCGGATCTTCCCGCTGTCGGCGCTCTCGTTGCCGTTCTCGTCGCTCACCGTCACAAAGTAGTTGTGGGGCGACCCG